TTAAGCCAATACTTCTTGTATATTTTGAGGTACCTGATTTGTCGCAACGGCCTCCCATGAATTCACGTTTTGTCCCTTCGTCTCAATCTTTAAATAGTGTCGTTGCTTTAGCCGGTGATCTGCGGTAAATGTCAACCAGCGTTGCTTACCTTGCGCATCGCTGGTCAGCATTCGATAGGTATAGATATCTTCGCCCATCTGACCAGTCGAGTGGCCGATTGCCTGATTAGTCCGACCATAGACCGTTTGTACCTTAACAAATGGGTTTAAGTTATCCACCGCCATTGCCAGCTCACTCCCCTGATTCTTCGTCATCGTCGGTACAATTAACAATGTACCTACACTAATCATCATAATAATCGCCGCCAACCAAATAGCCCTTTTTTTATTCATAAATACTATCCCCCGAATTAATTATTTTATTAATCGTATCGGAGTAAAGCTCCTCTGGCTACCCTAACTAGGCTTTCTTAATCAGTTTAAACGATTACTAATCAAATTCGATTTTCCTTAAACATTAAGGAAATTATTTTAACAATAATTCAATAATTATCGCGCTTTGCATGCTATTCTATTAGAATAGGAAGTAGTTTTTAAATCATGGGGGGATTTATCATGCACATGCGGGGTATCAACTTTGTATTAGGTCTCGGCGTCGCGCTCGGCCTGTTAGCAGGCTGTCAGGCGGCTTCACCGGCAACTAAACAAGCCAGCAGTCAATCATCTAAGACTAGCGCTAAAAGCGTTCACAGCTCGGCTAAACACCAAGCACAAGCACGGCCTTATCAACATTGGCATACCGTCAAAGATGTTCACTTGCCTATTTTGATGTATCACAGTATTTCTAGCGGGAACCAGTTACGTGTCCCCGCCAAAGAATTTCAAACTGAAATGACTTATCTAAAGGCACACGGCTACCGAACGCTGACTGCCAATGAAGCCGTATACGCGCTCAAACATCGGCGAATTCCACAAAAGAAGATTGTCTGGATCACACTTGACGATAGCTATAAAGATAACATGACAGCAGCTTGGCCAATTTTGAAACAGACGCACCAACACGCCACCATTAATTTTATTACCGGCTTTACCCATAAGAAAAACCACTTAACTTTAGCTGATGCTAAGCGGATGCAAGCATCCGGTAATATTGATTTTCAAAGTCACACCGTTCGCCATCTGGATTTAAATAATTTAACTTACCAGGTTCAACTTACGGAATTATCAAGTTCCAAAAAATGGCTCGATCATAATTTACAACAGAACACACAAGTTATTTGTTACCCAGCCGGCCGTGCTAATCAGCAGACCATTAAAGCCGATAAACAGGCTGGCTATCAGTATGCCCTATCAACAGCACCTGGCATCGCCACCAGCACACAGAACCCATACAATCTCACTCGACAACGGGTCGTACCTGGAATGTCGCTAACGGCCTTTCAGACACTATTAACGAGTAATAATTAATTCATAGGACCCTTACTTGTGACACGATCCCAAAACCCTTTTTTATGAGCGCTTAACAGTGCTGTTGTGATCACAACAGCCAAAACGCAAAATTGGGGTTTTAATTTGATACCAATTAGCAAAAGAGAAGCGTCATAATGCTGATATACCAGCATTATGACGCTTCTCTTTTTATCTACCGACGTCGACTTATCACCCGCACGGTAGTTATACCATCATAGGTAGCACGTAACAAACCATTGGTATTAAGCCCTTTGCGAAAAAGAGAGATATTTTATTTACAAATCCTGGAAGAGCACAAATTAATTTAATATTGGTCCTTTTTTGATGTTTTGCTTTCTCCACTATTATATACCAACTTATTATCTTAAACACACAAAAAAAGTCCCACACCAGCCAATTAAGGCTAGTGCGGGATTTGTTTCGTTAATTCACGTACTATAATAATTTTAAATTTGGACCTTTTTCCTTTATTTCTGAAATTTGTATAGCGCTAAATAAAGAATTTAAAAAATCAAACGATAATCCTTCTTGATAGAGTGCATCATCAACACTTATCCCCTCCGAATTTAAATACTCCAAAACTGTTTTAATAAGCGTCGGAAATTCTATCGATATTGTATCGTCTAATGGCTCTTTTTTTCTCCACCCATTTCTACTTATTTGTTGAAAAACGTGTGTCATCTCACTTTGAGTTAATAATCCAATTTGCTTTCCACGAATAGCTAAAGCCTGTATAGAAACTAGCCAATGTGATTTTAACGACTTTAAAAATTCTAAATTAGTAGCTACCATGTCCATCAGAATCCCTTCCTCAGGCATCAAAAATAAGCTAGCAAACATTTGTGCCTCACTTTCAACCCTCTTATTTTTTTCACTAGATTTTAGGATACTTTCTGAATATCTTGAGTGCAAAAAGACATGTCCTAATTCATGAGCTAAACTAAAACGAATTCTAACTGCACTTTTTCCTTTAGTATTAATGATCACATAAAATTGGTTATCCACTACTTTTGTCAAGGCGTCAATGCCAGCTATATCTTCATTGGTGAAAATGACTCGTACACCCATTTTTTCCATTAAGAGGGTTACATTGGAAATCGGACCTATCCCAAGATGGTACCTACGACGAATTGATTTAGTCAATTCGTCAATCTCATCCACATCTACAAGCCGAAATTCATCACTACTAATTACTAAATCACTATCTTTAAAATCCGGCAACTTTATATAACGACCTATCACCTTAAAAAAACTACTATATAAAAATACTAGTTCCTGCATAGAATTTCTGTTTTTTGTTGGAACTGCCGCACTTCGGCGAAAAAAGTTCGCAGTATCCACATTATTCCGAGAATCGCCTTTTAAAAAAAAGTAATAGGGAACTTTTAAAACTGCAGATAATTTTTGGATTTCCTCAAAGTTTGGTACCCTTCTATTACTCTCCCAATATGAAATTTGTTGTTGCTTAATTACTTTTTTATCAGAAATCAGCAGTGCCAACTCAGTTCCCGTTAACATTCTTAATAATCTGGCCTGTTTCAACCTTTCGCCTTTGAATTGGCTCAGTGGTGAATTCATATTACTATCATCCTTTATTCCTTATAAACTCTTTAAATGTGTCAACATCGATTTCCTTAATATCAGCCGACTTTGTTATAAAGTTACGTCTCAATACAGGAGTTTCTTTGGCCAAATCAATAACGCTATACCATGATTTGTCGTTTTTCGGTATACCCAAGCCAATAAACATAGGTTGTTCTGATTGATAACCGTGATCTAGCTCCAAATATAAATTATCATCATTGAAATCTGAAGTCTTATACTCATTAAAATCAAAATCAAAATAAGATTGAAAATTTTTATTTTCTTGAATACGATAACCGGCAGGAACTGCAGGCTTATTCATATTTTTACATTGGTTAATGGTTAAATGAAAACTTCCTTCATCATTATATATAAGCAAATAGTCGTGGTTTTTGGTCTCATTTGGCTTAACTTTATACTTAAATGGTAGAATCCCTTTATCACAATATTGTTTCATATAAAATTTAATAGCTAAGGACTTCATTCTAGATAAAAAATCTGTTGTTCCCTCTTGACCTGAAATAAAAGGAAAGTCTTTACTGGCTTTGCTAGCTAACATATAGCCTTTGTTTACGACATCTGTAATTAGTGCTCTATTAGTTGGAACAATAAGTTCTTCTAATTTTTTTCTTGGATTTTCTTTTTGTATTCTGAAACCATCATCTATTTTCACTATTACACCGGCTTTCTGTAATCATTACAACAATTATACAATGAAAACATAATTTTCACAACAAACTAAAAAATTCTCACACCAGCAATTGCCAGTGTGAGGATTTCGTCTATTTGATAATCAACTTATTACCAGGGTGAATCATAGAATAGATCGTTTTACCATTTTGAGTAGCCAACGTATATACGTTCAGGCCGTTGCGTTGGGCAATCGCCCACCATGAATCACCGTACTTGACTGTATAATACGTGTGAGAATAACCAGCTTTAGAATACCACCTGCCAATTACCAGCAATGTAGTTTCGCAGTAGTGAGTATTAAAGTTGCACGATTTCTCATGTATTCCTATGATAATAATGGAACCTAGTAATAATCTGGTTTCCTCTTTCGCTAAGATACTTTCTCTTATGTATTAGCCGTCTGCCTTTACAGCAGGCGGCTTTTTACGCAAAAAATCCCCCACGCCGAAGCGCAGGGGAATTAATCAAGTTATAACTATCATCTAGAAACTACACTAGAGACAATTAATATTATACTTATTACTTGCTATTCTGTAAAGTCTTGTAGTTATCTAATTAGCTATATTGACAGCTAATAATGCTAAATCTAAACTCTCACTAACAAAATATACAGGCAAGCAACACAAAAAAATCTTCCACCCATCAAGCAGAAGATTATCCTCATCACTTCCGGCACCACTAACCGACAATCTTGGGGGGATTTGAAAGCTGTGATACTAATAACAGGACAAGGGACATAATAACACTTGTCGGTTTATATCACAATACCGAAAGTAATCTATAGAAAAATATTAATAAGTCCTTGTTATATTAATCAGGTTTAATGTATAATAACTGTGTTCTTTATTATCTTAGGAGAAACAGAACACCCATTTTATTTATTTAAACATTGGGCCAGTCTTGACTGGCTCTTTTTTATATATTTTGTTAACAAAAAATCCCCCACGCCGAAGCATGGGGGACTAGAACAGTTCACGATTATTATACTACTTTTTCTCCTGATTGTGAGGCGGATTCTGACGTCGTTTCAGTGTTAGATGATGCAGAACTATTCACTGCAGCGACTGTGGATGTTGGTGTTTGCGCTTCGTCAGCAACTTTATTAGCCGTCGCTTCAACTTGGCTTTCCTCGTCACTTTTAACTGTTGGTACTGTCACTGTTTGAACGTCAGTAATAACGCCCAGCATACCGAGGATCGTTAATACGGTATTCAATACTGCGATAATCGCTGACCAATCACCAGTAAACTTAACACCAAACATGGCAAAGACTTGTTGAATCAAAACGATCAGTAAGGAAATAATCCCAGCGATCAATTTACCGTTCAAACTTCCATCGGCATTCTTAAAACTAATTTTTTTCATTTCCTTTGGCTTCCTTTTCATATAGGTGTTTAAATTCAATGTCATGACTATCTAACCGGCCTTCTACCTTAATGACTCGATTTTCAATCGCGTTCATTGCGTCGGCGTTTTGCTGTCGTACTTTTAAACTTTCATCAGTAAAACGGCTAAGCCGCTTGCCTAAATCGTTAAGCGGGATACGGACCGTCTTATTGAGAATCCAATTAGCTAATACACAAATACTAGTGACAATGGCAACAATCGATCCCCATTCATCCCAACCTAATCCTAATAGTGTATGCAATTACCGCACCACCAATCGCTGGCCAGGATAGATAGTGGTGTAAATCATCTTGCCGTTCTGACTAGCTAATGTAGTCATACTTAGGCCGTTGTGCTGAGCAATTGACCACCAGCTGTCGCCAGACTTGACTGTGTAGTACGTATGAGCGGCACCACTCTTTACATATTCCAGCGTATTGCTTACCGGACCAGTTGCTAGATAGCCATAACCATTAAATCGCGGTTGGCGTACCCAACGATAGCCATTCTGAATGATAGCTTGGTCAGTTTTGACCGTAGTCCCAGCTGGCAAGATAGCAATCACACTTGATGCCGTTGACGCGCCAGTGCGTAGCTTAACCGCCGTCTTGAGCGCGTAGGTTTTTGACTCCTTGACCCACTTGGCTGAATTAGATGGCTTGGAAGTGTTTTTGTTGGCTTCCTGGTTGTTGGCCTTAACCGCATCCTTATTGGTCGGTTTGACCGTTGATTTTTGACCAGCTGTGTAGTAATCAGTATAAAGTTGACTAACGTCAAACCCACCGTAACTAATCCGGAAATGGGCTGACCCAGACCATTGCCAGGCATTGTTATTCGTATACCATTGCTTGCCAGCCGGCACAAACGGATAGCCAGCAACCCACCCTGTTTTGCCCTTGATGGTCATTTTGTTGTTAGCCCATGATCCAGACGTGTAAATGTCAGCCCGGTAACCAAACTTCTGAATCTCTTTCATGAAGGCGGCATTGTTGCGGTCATTGGTTGCTTGTGACAAGATCCCTTGTTCCTTAGCTTCGACGTCAGTCGCTAGTACCGCGCCCACCGGTAGTCCGGCCGCTTTGGCTGCCTGACCAGCATAATCAGCTTCGGCAATCGCTTGTGCCTTAGTGGCTTAGCGTGCAAAGTGGTAACCATTGATATACAATCCTGCCTCCTGAACATTCGCAATGTTGCTGGCAGCATACGGGTCTTTGTACGTACCGCCTTCACTAATCTTGACCGTGACAGCCTTGACTCCGAACTCGTTACGCATCGACGTGTATTCGGCGGTGCTCATGTAGCCGTTGTTATTCGATACATCGACCATATCCATGCGAGCAGCGTTAGCATTTAGCCCTAAAAAAAGAGTCGCCATGGTGGCGGCTCCAGTCAATGCTAGTTTATTTTTGAGTTTCACCCTGATCACCTCCATCTACTTTGGCTGGTGCCACGTAGTCCTCGCCGGTAATCGTCTTATAGTCATCAGCCGTAATCGAATTCTTAGCTACTTCCGCAGCGACTGCCGTTTTATCCATCGTGTGCCATAACTGATATGCAAATTTGAATACAGTCATCATGATTTAGTACCTCCTTGTGCTAAGGCTGTTAGTGCCTGTTCTAGTGACGCAATATGTTGCTGTTGATCGGCCATTTGTTGAGCCATTGCCGTCAATGATTCTTGTTCAGCCGTTGGCCCACTATCTGGTGTTGGCTCAACTGGTGTAACGTAGTTTGGGTTAGCGACAACAGTACCGTTCTGAAACAAATAAAAAGACGGCTTGAAGTTTTCCTCAAAACCATCTGGTAACTTGCCTGTGTATTCAATTCCTTGCTCTACTGAACCTGTTGTAACGTATCCGGTAATAGCTTGTTGATTATTAATTAGTAATTGCATTATCTCACCCCAATAATTTGTGAAATCATGAAATCACCGTTGCCCGTATTATAGACAGCGGTACCTTTGGCCAAGTTGGCAATAATGTGATTAAAGCTGGAAAATTTAAGATGGGTATTGTCAACCTTTTCAAAATAGGCTTCAAAAAAGTCTATGTTCAACACGCCATCACTTAACGTACTCGACATATTCATGCCATCCCAGTACAATAGTGACGGCACTCCTGTCAACGTCCCAGCGCGAGAAGCCTGTAAACGGGCACTATCTGAAACTCCATTAAAGTTATAGTTAACGATTAAGCCATCATAATTGTAGATATTATCGATCAACGCTAGTTCAGCGCCCACTGCTAAGTCTGCCGTTCCAGCCCATAAAATGGTTTCAGTCGTCACCTTAGACCAAGCGGTTGGGTAGCTTAGAACGTTAGTAGGATTGACTGCTACGAGTTTACGCCACGTTGAACCTGTAGCGACTTGCGTGGCTGTAATTAATTTATCGCCAGTGAATGCCTTGCTAACCTCAATAAACCATTCATTATATCCCGTTAATCCATCGATTAATGGCACATCTTTGAGCATCACACCGCCCGAATAGAACCCTGGTTCCAAGTCATTGACCGATTTTGCTTCAATTATTCGGGTACGTTGCCTGTTAAGAGAATCGACTAGCCGTTTATCTTTGGGTGTCATCAAGCCATTATTCTGCATTGATGCCGGAATCATATTAGCAGCTGTTTCAGTCGTCTTACGTCCAATCTGATTAATTTTATCAACTATATTTGCCATATTTAAATCACCTCATTAGTAAGTAAATTGCCGATCAGTCGCCCGACCCAATCCATTCAACATCACCTTACGGTTGACCGTATCAATCGTAACCACGGTGACACCAAGTTCGTTAATTGTCCCCACATTAGCCTGATCAATATTGGCGTCTGCCAAAACAACACAACTAGTAAAGTGATCCAATGGCTTGATGATTTCTTTATGGACATGCCCACCAAAGAAACCGGCTATTGGCCGTGCACCTTGCGAGCTAAAGTCAGCTGCAATTGATACCTGACATTCTTCCGGCGTACCAGTATCTGACTTACCGCTGTAGCTTGTCCCGGTGGCCACCGCGTCTAAAAGCCCCTTGATAACAGTTTGGTTGTACATCTTGACCTCACTCGATGGTGAGTAGCCATAAGGTAATGGCGCGTGCGTTACAACTGCAATCTGATAGCCATCCGGAATATTCTTAAGAGCTACATTCGCTAGCCAATTGATTTGGTCTTGTGAGTACGTACTGATTAGGTAACGTGGGAACTTGACCGTCCCGTCATCGTTAACTGGTGTTTCTGGGACGTCAAAACTATTCAGACCTATTAGACGAATCTTTGCATCAGTATAATCCTTATAGAAGTAGAGACTACCATCACTACGATTCTCACCGTTAATTAAATCTTCGGTCTGATACATTTCTTTGAACTTGGCATCGATAATCGTGTCACTAGGATAAATATTTCCTAGACGCAATTGCGGTGAGTTATCATCATGGTTGCCCAGCATTACATACTTGTCAGCTTTCATTGCAGTCTGTAATAGCTTAGTTGCGTACACTGAACCGTCTGCAATCGTATGAGGTACATTGGCATCCAATCCGTTAACGTTATCACCGTTGGCAACCATGACATCAACTGCATTACCTAACCGGTTAAACGCACCTAAATGTTTATATGCATCAGCCGTTAATTGGTAGCTGTACACACTCGACTCATCGTACAGGTTCTCGTAATGGCTATCTGAAATAATCGCCATCTTAAAGCCACCGACCGGAAGTTTAGCAATAAAATCATCAACTTGAGTTGCCCACGAACGTGACAGTTTGCCGCCAATATCTAGCGATTCATCAACGTTTACTTTGCCAACCAACAAGTTTTCTAAGGGCTGAATAGCCGCATCAAAATCAGCTTGGGTGAATAGGCCACCAGCTTGGATTTTAGCTGCTAAAGCCGTAAGCTGGTCCTCTGCCAAGGAAACTCGCTGTTTGTAGGCATCTAAGTCTGCATTGCCATCAGTAATTAATTTGTTGATAGCATTTTGCCATTCAATTAACTTGGCTTGAATAACCCCATCAGTCTTGCTGATCAACTGTTCAGATCCATCAAGCAACTTTTGCAGTTCAGTTCTGAACGGTGCCTTATTAACGAACATATCTGGATTGCCATTGTAGACGTGGAACCAAACGTTAAAAGTTGTAATACGTTTAGAGCCATCACCCGTTTGTAGTCCTAAGAACCCATAGAAATAACCTTCCTGCGGGAACATAGTTCCGGGAAGGTTCATCTTCACTCGTCCTAAGCCAACAATATCATCGCTAGTCCCGACATAGCTGACGGCCTCACCGGTTTCAGCGGTCACTTGGTCGTTTTCATCAAGGCTACCTACGAAGCCGGTCAGAAATGGCACTAGCCCATCTTGAAACTGTTGTGCTAAGCCCCGTTCTTTAAAATGTACGACCAATGGAACCTGTTCATCGCCTACTCGGCCATTAAAGCTATCACTAAGATTGAAAGCATCGCCCGAACTAATTTGTTGTTTGTACGTATCTAATGTAATCGTACTAATCATTTACTCACCTTCCTCAATCTCTACTACTTTGCCGTTAACAATTTGAATTGGTACATCATACTTAGCCAGAATATTGACAATAGCTTGAATATTCGCATCTCTAGTTTTATTGTCATCTTTGATGCTTTCCAAACCCTGATCAATATCTTTCAAGTTCTGATTAATCTTATCCTGATTCGAATTTAGACTATCTTGGGCAACATCTAAATCATTCAAAGCCTTTTCAATTGCCTTGAAATTTCCAACAAGCTGGGTTCTAAACGTATCGTCTAATTCAGTTGATAGTTGGTCAGTTACTAGTTGTATTGCCATCGCTATCACCTTCCTTCGTTACTGCTAATTTTCCATCGTCACTAATCGAAACTAAAAAAACAGCCCCACTAGGTGACTGCATTTTGATTGTTTTTGGAATCAATCCATCATGCCAAGTTGTAATATCAGGATTTAACAAGTCGAAGAATTCGCTTGGACTGGTCGCGATTGACTTAGTTACACCTTTGTCAAAATCCTTAACAGCCTGACTATGGGTTACAGGATAAAACATCACCTTGTCGGACCCTGCAATTGGTCTAATATCAGTCATCAACTTCACCTACCTTATCCAACACTGTAATGCTTGTAGCAACTCCAGCAACCAATTGGTTGCTCTCATCTTTGATTTGCTTAATAATTTGAGCATCTCGGCTGCGACTAGCTTGCAAACGTGCTGTAATCATCGCCGGATCGTCTTTAAGGTTGCCAAACGTCACAGTTGAGATAGTGTGCGTGCTTTGCAAATGTAGCGTCTTAGCTGCGATTCGTGTCTTCACGTCAATGCCATTTCTAGTTCGCAAGTAACCATAGTTACCAATGGCTGCATCATTCGTAGCTCCAATTGGTGAAGCTGTCTTGAATGTGTTCAAGTTGGCCGTGTACTGTACCTTAGGATAATCTTGTAACTTTCCTGGCAATACCTTCTTCAACTCATCTTCGCTCGTGATACTATCTGACTGGTAGTCCTCGGCTGCAATTTCACCGTAAAGCTTAGCATTCGGGCTTACGTAGTCGTAGCTGCAGCTTGGCTTGTCTTTATCGTCATGCTTGCCTTCACCATGAATCTTGGTTGTAATCGTCGTGTAGTCATTAGTTTCAGCGACAGAATTGACATCATCTCCGTCCGCGAAGACAAATGCGTCCTGCTTACCAATCGTTTTGTAAATGTCAATATGATAGTTATCATTTGACCACTCAAAGCCAAAATTAGTTACTAGCGTGTTTAAGAATAAGTCTAAGCAACGCCCCTTGCCGAATCCTTCATCGCCAAAATCATGATCACTGATTGTATCATGGATTGCGTATGTGAACTTGGTGCCATTGGTGATCAAGTCCATACAGGCTTTGAGCGTCTGTTTGCCTTTACTTGTGCTACGAATATAGTTATCATTCAAATCTTGAATGACGCTTAAGCAGGTTACCGTACGGCTATAATACTTGCCAGCCGTACTGCCATCGTTTTCAGATACCCGAAATAGCATACCCGTTTCAGGTTCTTGAATTAAAGCTCGTGGTGACAACATGTTATATCCTGTCATATTGCTGTCCTCATTCCATGTCGTGAAGTCCAGCTGAGCGACTTGTCCGAGCTGCAAAGTTAATTGCAAGTCAGTTACTTTGAGCGCCTCTGACGCACCTGTATAATCCGTTATGATAAGCATGTCAAAAGCCCCCTAGTAGTAAAAGTGTGTTTTAAAACTGATTGTAAAGTCATTCGTGCCACTGACTGTCAGCTTGTTATCTCCAGGCGCAAAATCCAGATAACCATGATTCGATTTGCTAAACACCGACGATCCGCCAACGACCATCTTCAAGCCGTAAATTTGCAACGGGTTGCCCTTAGTCAGCGGCATCGTGACCGTTAGACTTTGGCCGGTAGTTTGGTTAGTAATAGTCACTGCCTTACTGGCTGTGCAATCCAACGTGATTAATACTGGGTGCTCTTCGGCTCGCAGTGGTATTGTGCTGCCATTCCAAATCGTGAAGTCGGTTTGATTAGTGAACTCATACTTTGGCACTGAAGTTAAACTGGCACTCATACCGAATCCATTCAAAAACCCTTTATCAAGGCTTGTCAACACGGTTTCAGCAGCACCATCAATGCACGTCAGGTTGACCGTGATCGCTTGAGTGCCCCAGTAATTACTCTGTCTAGTATACGTGTAGCTTTCTGGCACGACCTTCCAACGCAAGTACGAAATGCGCCGGTTAATGATGTAAAAAGGCTCATAGCCTGCAAACACCTTGAGCACGCGCATGCGCTTTAATTCATAGTCGTAGTTATCAGCCGCATTCACCTTGAATACTAACGGAATTGTGGTTTGCTGCATCTGGGTATCAGTCAATACGGCGCTATACTCGCTCATTTGTGTAAACGTGTGTTGATAGTTCGACCCAGGCGGGTCAAAACTAATCACACGAATGCCTAATTTTTCTAAATCATAAACAGTTCCATCCATCTTTTGAATCACAATTGAACTCACTAGTGCAAGCCTCCTTTTTTCGCCTGAATTGTAATATCACGTTGCTGCATAAGCTTAGCCTTAGGATAAACCGCTTGTGCGAGAACTCCGCTATCTAATGGTACAGTGATCGTCACATCACCACTGATTGCTTGGCTGCCGACAAATTGGCCTTCTGCCTGTGCCACGCCCTGTGATGCAAAGCTTGGCGCTGTGCGTTGAATACCTGCTTTAGCAGCTCCAACTACTCGCATAGCCCTAGCAATTAATCCATTAGGTGCTTTAGTAGCACGCGCACGCGCTGCTTCAACAATCAGGCTGTCAGCACTTTCACGCTCTGGATTAACCACATATTCTGGGTTATTTTCAGCCAACCATGCTAGTTGTTTCTTCATGACACGGCCACCTGAATCGTAACCCATTGGACCACTCACGGTAGCAAACGCACTAGGGCCTGAACCATATTTAGACTTCATATAGTGAATACCAGCTAGCAAATCATCATAGCCGTTGAGCGGATTGTTGTGATCCTTGAACTTATTTGCTTCAAATGTTGGCCGAATCGTCTGAACTAGCCCCATTGAAGGATGCCCAGCTTTAGCATTAGGATCCCAAGTGTTAATTACCGATGGATCACCGTTTGATTCACGTCTGATAACCTTCATCCAAGCAGCCACTTGACTGGCGGTAGCAGCGAACCCGTTGGCCTTTAATGCACGTTTAACATATGGCCGCCAACGATTAACTGAATGGCCGGACGGGTTACCTGCACTTGCACCATAAGTCATTGGATTATAGCTTTTACCGCCTAAACCAGCACGCAACTCATAATGGACGTGAGGACCGCTTGATTGGCCTTCACTACCGACCCACGCAATAATTTGTCCAGCTTTGACGTGCTGACCGGTCTTCACTTTCATTCGTCTCATGTGCCCATAAATCGTATCTACGGACGCACCAGACGGTTTGATAACAACCCAGTTACCGAACCCACTGGCTGGGCCTGCCTGCACGACAGTACCGCCATATTGAGCTGGAATCGGCGTTCCTAGTGGCGCCGCAAAGTCGATACCTTTGTGGAAACCACCATCACGTGGGCCGTATCCAGATGATTCTTTGAACGGTGAACCGAAGTGTGGTGCTAATGAACCGGCACCATCTCCAGAATCATCGGAGAACTGATCAAAGAACCCTTGCACATACTTGATTGCATTATCAATCAAAGAATCCTTAGCCCCACTCGCAATCGCACCAAACGCAGTGGTATTATCACTGAACGTCTTTGCAAGCTTACTAATACCAGTCGCATCGGCAATCTTGTTGACTACGCCACTAGCGCCTTCGCTAACAAGATCAATAGCGCCCTCAGCACCTTTCTTCAAAGCGCTGAACGTGCTGGTTAACCAGCCAGGCAATCCAAACTTGTACCCAGGCAAGCCTTTAGCCATCTGAGCAAACTCAACGGACATACCATGTGGCAAAATAGACGCACCCGCTGGAATGTTACGAATTTCAGGACCATCAACACCAATTGGCATAATTGAGCCATTCGACGTTCCCATGTATTCGAATCCTTCTTCACCAACGAGCGCCGTATGTTCACCCATGGAACCGTTCAGACCAGCAGCGTGCTTTTTCCAAGTGGGAATGTTGCCCCATTTCTTGTTCAAAGCATGTAATACGCCATTAATTCCGCCAATCATATCATTCCAATTACCACGCATGGTGGAAATGAACGTTCCCCAAAAAGTAATGACGTCACCGGTTTCAGAATCTACCGCACCCTTATGCTCTCCAGCCTGTTTAGTCGCTTCATCAACAACTTTTGTATGAGTTTCCTCAGCTTTCTTAACAGTTTTTTTCTTTTGATCATCTGCAGCGTCAATAGAATCGTCACGTTGCTTGCGTGCCTTACCAACGACCTCATCATACTGCTTACGGCTCATTGTACCGTTCTCGTAGCGTTCCTTGTCGGCAGCGGCTACTGTTTCCTTGTACTTCTTCTTGGCCGCACTAACCGACTTATCACGTTGCTTATCGGCATTATCAATGGTCTTATCGCGTTCTTGAGCTGAATTTCTAATTGTTTCAGTCATTTGTTGCTTAGACAGCTTGCCCTTGTGGTCTTTCAAGTTTTCAAGAATATCGAGCTGCTTTCCAGATGAAATCTTAGTTGCTTTTGTAACAGCATCATTCGATTTATTTTCATCCTTGGATAACTGAGCTAGATACTTCTTACGGTCGCTGGCCGTTTGGGTTTGGAAGTTCTTTTCGATTCTCTTTTTATCAGCTAGATATTTCTCGTGGTTATTGCCATCTTTTTTCCTGGCAGCCGCTAATTCTTTATTTTTTTGTAATTCAGCCTTGTCAAGCTTCGAGTAATAACTATCAGAATCCTTTTGCATTTTTCCAATATTATCTTTTTGAGCTTTTGCCTGCTTGCTGTAATTCTCTTTGGCCTTATTTAGCAGCTTATTGGCCTCTTTTTCAGTCATAGAACCGTTCTGAACCAACGTTGCATAGTCCTTGATAGACATCTGACGCTTGTGGCCATAATACTTGTCGACCGATTTGCTCATTTTTTTATAAGTGTCATCGGTAACTCTCTGTGCTTTATTAATGCTGGATCGGTCAGTTGTAACTTTGAATTTAACTTTAGCATTTTTGTTTAGTTGCTTAGTCAGGTTGGTATAGGATTTTGAAAATTGCTTATCATTTAGCGATGGCTTAGGTTTGAAGCTACTGCTAAACTTATTAGACATGTCGTGACCCAAGTCAGACATTTTGCTAGTCAGCTTAGGGAACGTCTTAGTAACACCTTTTTGAATGCTATCACCGAATGACTGACCAAGTTTGCTACCTGCTAACCCGCCAATCACACCACCAACAGCAGTCCCCACTACCGGCATAACCGCAGATCCAGCAGCAGCACCCGCGGCAGCGCCACCAGCCGAACCAGCAAACCCACCTAAATGCTTGCCTAGTGTCTTTTGAGTCGTGCCAAACAACTCTGGAATCGACGCAGCAATACTCATATATGGAACAGCTTTAGTGAGCCCACGAGCAGCCATCATGGCTTTGCCACCGCCTAGGTCACTAGCTGCTTCAAGTTCTGCCGTTGAAGTAGCGCCACCCTTAGAAAATAGTCTTCCAAGGACTTTAGAACTACCAGCCGTAGCAGCCGTTTCACCGGCTTCTTTAGCAACTGCTTTGCCGCCACCACCAGCAACACCACCACCATCGCCGAACAGATCAACTATTCTGGAAACAGCAGCCGTTTCAAGGAGTGACTTGCGCAAACTTGCCAGCATGCCGATAAACTCAAGACCTTTTTTAAGCGCAAACATCGCAATAAATGCTTTTGTCAAGTTCTCGATCAACTCTTGGTTCTTGGATAAATTCTTTAAAGCATCATCAATTTTGTCTAGTGGATCTTTAGATTCTTGAGCCTTCTTGCCTACTAACCCAAACATTCTGGCAATATCATATACAATATCGCTAAATGTCTTCCACACTGTTTTACCAATGATTCCAAGTATCTTACCCAAGTTACCAATAATATCGACAATTGTATCTTTGTGCCCATCAATATACTTAATCAACTTGACAAACCAAGCCATCACAGTTGAAATAGCCCCAGACACTAGCTGGGCATACTTCTTCATCATGTCGTCAGACAATAAGTTCCGCATGTCTTTAGCAACACTTTTGCTCATCTTGAAAGATGAAGCCATGATATTACCAGTTAAAACTGACCAGCGGGACTTGATGTACATGCTCATACCTTGGAAGGACGTCATCGCTTCCGCAGTACCGCCTTTGTACTTCTTACCCAAGTAATCCAATGCTTCGGTGAATTGAGTAGCCGTTAGCTTGCCAGCAGCTGACATCGCATATAATTGCTTCATCGACTTGCCGGTAGCCTTTTGCAAGGCTTCTCCAAACATAGGGAAACGGTTGATCATCACTGACATATCTTCGGCGCTCGCCTTGCCACCAGCAACAATCTTAGCAAACTGTTCACCAGATTCGGCTAGGGCATCGTTACTCATATGCAATGTCGAACCCAAGGCAACAAATGAGTCCGTCCAGCGCTTAGTTTCTTCAACATTGGAATGAACGTGATAAAAACTTTGCGACATACGGTTGATCGTGTCTGCGGCGTAAATCGAATGTTGTGACAACTGATTGATATAATCGACCAGTTCCTTGCCATCTTTAGGTGCTTCGGTTGTCAGTGCTGTCCAGACGGTCTTCATTGTATCTTGCTCACGGTTGTACTCCATACCAGCTTTAGCAGCGTCTTTAAGCCCTGTCACTAGTCCTTGCACACCAGCTTGAATCGCACCACCAAGGAACGTTCCTGCTACAATCTCTTTGAGATGTGAGAAACTATGACTGGTTGATTCAGACTGCTTCTTCAAAGCATTTAGCCCTTCAGAGGCTTGTCCTTTATCCAACTTCATGCGCGTGGTTACTGACCGTGGCATCTTCCGCATAGTATTTTCCCAATCAATAGCTTCGCCTTTTTCGGCCTTAACCATCAACTCGGTACGTTTCTGTTTAGGAATACGGTTTAATAACTGCTTGAAGTTAGTAATTCCGGCTTCCTCGGCCTTAGCAACTAACTTTACTTCAACAGGACTATTAAATTCAGCTTTAATCTTGCTATGAGTTCGCTCGGCCTCATTTTTGACCTTATTAGCATTGTTAGCAAAGGATTCGTCCATCTGGTTACCAGCGTCAGAACCGAGCGTCTTCATTAAATTGTTGATTCGTTCACGATCGCTCATGAATGATTTGGTATTCATTAATACATCAATTGTTACTTTTCCGTCTGCCATGGACTATCCCTCCTTTGCCTTCTCTGCTAACATACCGAATACTTGCCCCATCTGGCTATCTAAGCTCGCTTGTGTGTCTTGGTCGTCCAAGCGATAGTAGTCTTGTGCTTCCAGTAAGCTAGTAAGTTCTTCACCTTCCAGTCCGCTAGTTGACCTCTGCCGAATAGCGATAATACGCCGGAACTGAGTTGTCTCACTAAGCCCATCCAGCATTGCCTTGAACTTTTCCCAACGCAGCTTACCTTGTTGCTCAATTAGATCAATACGATAATCGGCCATAAACGATGCAAAGATAGCGTCAGCATCTTTCTCATAACTAAAAAAACGCTCCTGTGGTACAGGGTCGCCATTTAAATCAACGCTAGGTTCATCATCGTGATCGCCATAAACCGTTTGTTGAACGTATTTAGATATTTCAGACACGACTGAAACCATTTGGTCCGCAGTGACGTCCATGCCCTCTCCTACAAACGCATTAAACGCTAGATAAATCTTGCGAGAATCATTGATAGCATCATCGTCAAGCAAGATATACCAACGAAGCACATTGTCGAAGCTTAAATCGACAGTCCATTCTTCACCGCCAATCGTTATTGTTTTACCGAGCGGCTCAACTAGGCTAAGCATTCACATCACTTCTTCTTCGTAGCTTTGCGTGATTTGTAATAAGTGTCAATGTAACTATCCCGCTGTTCACGCAATTCATCGTATTCCTTGACGACCATAAAGAAGGCAGCCGCCATTCGTTCGGTACTCTTATTGGTTAGTCGATAGAGATCATCACCAGCACCTTCTCCAAATTGATCATCGAAAAATACACTCAGTTCGCCCCGTAGGTCCTTATAAAGCTTGTTTAGGAATTGGCGTTGTTCCTTTACCGGCTTGTCATCTAGTTCCGTCATCTTCTTCTGGTCATCCAACGCATGTAAGTGCTTGCCAACACTCAAACGAGTGTCCGCCATTTTCATGTTCAACTCATCATTGAAATAAAGCTTTGCATGGCGCTTACCAAACTTGAACTCCGCAAACTCCTGTGGTCCACCTGCTAGATTAATTACTGTCATAAATAAAATCCTCCTATATTTTAGTATGTATGAGGGCAAAGCCCTCGTTAACTAAGCTTGGCTGCCAGGTACTGTAGCACCAGTCGTACCATCGTCATCAAAATCAACCGTCTTACCGCTCTTGTCAGTCATGATTGGCTTACCATTGAACGATAACGTAAAGCTAAACGTCTGCTTAGCATTGGCGTTACCACCCATTGGAACGATAGCCGTGATCGTAACGTTTGATACAATCTTATTGCCGTCAGGATCAGTCCAACGTGCTAATGTTTTCAAGCTTTCGCCGATAGCTAAGAATTTACTTGCAACATAATCTTGTGCAGCATCGCCAATTACTCGATGACCACTGAAAGCTAACGTAATACGCTTACCAGTCACGTCAGTATCGGTAAATCCTGCCCCATCATAATAGGCAGTGTTGTCATCTGTTTCGTTAGCGGCTGGAGTAACACCCGAAATACCAGCTGCTAAAGGTACGAAGGTTGCCTTCGTTGTGTCTTGGGGGTCTTGACTACCCGTAGTGTCAATCTCAAAGACATTTTTGTAGTTCATTTTAAATTTTGCCATTTTTGTAACTACTTCCTTCCTTAATTAAAAGCGCTATTCAGCGCCTGTAAAAGTGTTAACGATTACCGAAAAGCTAAGCTGATATGTTGAGTAACCTTGAGTGTCCTGCTCAGATATGCTTGGCTGCCCGTTGATCGTTAATGATTCAAATTCAAAACTGCCGTTGCTGCTAACTAAGTCATCAGCCGTCAACACGTCTAGCGCTTGCGATACGAGCCATAGCGTTGTGTTAGCTTGTTGCTGGTTCTTAGTACGCATGCCAACTTCATAATTCATCTGCCACTGCTGATTACCTGCATAATCCTCATCAAGTATTCGACTACCCGGTAGTGGATAAAGTGACAGCGAATCAGCGACCGTCAGATAGCCTAACGTGCACTTCATTGGCAAGCTGGGCACTCGGTTGATACTTGCTGCTAGCCGTTCCAATAAATCCATCACTTCATCCCTTCCGTAAACGCCTTAACCCAGCTATCCATAAACATTGACTTGGCTTTCAAGTCCCAGCGCTTCGTAGTACCTGGGGTTGTGTAATTGTTTGGATTAACTGGGTGTCCGTTAATGATTCCGTAGAATTGTGCCTTGGCATAAGGCATCGCATACGTTATCTGACTACCATCGGCCGTGGCATGTACAGAATCACGTAAATGACCTTGATTTTTAGGCACGAACTGTTCCATGTCTGACATGGCTTGATTGACTAAGGCATATTGCCCACGTTTCACGTTATTAAGACTGGTCTGATCCATGAATCCATCTAGGTCAACATTGATTCTAAATGCCATCACAGCACCTCCAACTCGTAAGAATGAAGTGCATTGCTAAACGGTTCGCGGTTATCAATAATCTTTTGGACGGTGTACTCCTCACCCTCAAATACAAGCTTAGAACCAACGCCATTCTTGGTAATCGTTGGTAGCGGGCTACTAATTCCTGCGTACAAAAAAACAACCGCGTTAGCCACGATTGTCCGATCGTTGTTGCTACCAGAATAAATCGTTTGCGGTTGCACAACACAATGCTCGATTGTCACTGGCTTGCCCGCCAATGGTTGACCCCATTCATCCGTTTTAGTTGGATCAGTCAGAGTTAACGTTATTGTCTGCTGGCACATTCGCTTTGGTGGTTTCATCATCAACGGTAACTCACCGCCCTACTCATCAACCCAATTTGAGCCAAGATTGCGACCACGCCGTTAGCTAATCCAGTTTTACCAAAGTTAGTGGCATTCACGTTAGAGTTTGCCTGTACGTGGGTTCGGCCAATCTCAATGCTAGATAAGTCCTGATTAGCAATGCCAATAGGCGTATCAGCACCAACTTCATCGAAATAATCACACTGCAAGGCAATCGCTCGTTTGAACTGCTTAGCACGGAATACTTGCCATTGGTTGCCAGCCAAGTCATCAACCAGCGAATTAGCGGCGTAGTCAGCGTTATAGAAGAACTGAGTCGTAATATCAATTTGCGTTTCAGCAGCGGCTTCATGCTGGCTAAAAGTATCTGCGTAAGTGATTTGCCTGAATCCTAATCCTTGGTACTCGTTAAATGTCAGATAAGCCACTTTATCACTTCCAATTCTGCTTTAGTAAGCTGTAAAGGTCATCTTTGAGCGTCACACCTGAATAATTAACGCCCAGTTTATCAAGGCTGTCTTTGATTTGGCTGACCGTTACATCATCTTCACTTGGCAACGGCTCCGCCGTGGGAGCCGCTACTATTTCCCCGTTCCACCCGCAGTTGTGCCACCTGCATTCGGCGTAGCAGCTACGTAGATAGCTGGCTTAGCATTGTCAAATACAATAGCATCGTAGTATGACAAGCCCTTGACGGTAGTGCGATAGCCAGAACGGTCAGTGTCATCAGATACGATGTCAACTGAATCATACTTCGTAATTGGAGCAATGGCGCTCAATGGAAGCAAGAAGAAGTTAACGGCGTCAGTGATTGTTAATCCTTGAATCCGGCCCTTAGCGACTGGGATAATTGGCACACTACCGTCAATTTGACCAACTTTACGGTTAATCCCGTTGATACTCATGTCGTTAACAGAGAACGTCTTAGAAACGCCGTCAGCATTCTTTAATGCCTTGTAGTAGGAACTTGAAACGAACATTGCAAAGCCACCAGGGACTTCATTGTCAAGCATGAATTGTTCAGCATCATCGTAGGCTGCTAAAGCGTTCTTACTGTCAATCGTGTCAGTAATCTTCGTGCCAGCATTGTCGAAGATGGTTTGCGCAATGAATTTATCCTTGTGTGGTACTGTGATCAAGCGCTGATGTTCTTCTACCAAGTTTTGAACAGTCAATGCGCCACTTTCAGACATATCCAGCTTGTCTAAATCGTAACCAATCCAGTCTTCTTGTTTCAATTCAATTGGTACCTTTTCAACATTGATGTTATGACGAACGTTATCGCCGTTCCGAACATACTGCGTAGCTTCTGCGAAGCCATCCATCTTGTTGATACGTACAGTATGAACACCGTCAAAGTCGGCTGCAGTAATTGATTTTGCACCGCCTTGAAGTGGTTGCCATAATTGTGATTCTGCCGCGTATTTCTTATCAATAGTAGCTAAATCTTTTTGATCTAAAACTAAAGTCATTATTTATTCCCTCCTATTTTTCCGTAGCACCCATTCGTGCTGCAATACGTTGTGCAAGTGACGGTTCACCACCACCAGTGCTCCCACTAGGGTTACCACCAGCAGTAATCTTAACAGCTGGTTTGCCGCCGTTGTCTTCACCTTTGTCAAACAGGTAGTCGTGCGACTCCTGCAACTTCTCAATCTGTTCACCGATACCCATTAGTTGACCATCATCGCCAAGCTTGACAGTATCCATGTCGATAAATGGCATGATAGCCTTAGCATCACGAGCTTTAGCGTCACGCAATGCCATTTGTACAGCATTGTCAGTCTTGACCTTTGTCAAGCTAGCAGCAGCTTCACTGTCCTTTGTCTTGATGGTTTCTTGTAGCTCCGCAATCTGTTTGTTAAGCTTTTCAGAATTGCCGGCTTGTTCACCAAGCGACTTGATTTGACCATCACGATCAACGACTTGTTGCTTAACTGAATCAAGTTCAGACTTAGTGCCGGCTACTTGTTGCTTAATTGGCTCAATGCCAGCGTTATAAAGCTTCATCACCTCGGTCGTTTGCTTATCATCTAACCCTAATGCTTCTAAATCCTTACGTTCCATGTCAATCGCTCCTAACGTTATTTATTACGCGGTAACGGCCGCGCGAATTGATTGCATAAGTAATGAGCAGTTTAGTGACGTACTCAGGTCAAATAGCATATTTATGATTCACTACTATAGACTTGTTCCCGACTATAGTTTCGATGTAGGAAGTCATGATCCTTTACTAATTCTCGTAACGATTTCTGCTGATTACTAATCAATGATTTGTAGTGAGATACGCCAACATCATCACCCAACTTCTGCGCAGCAGCCAGCTTTTTCTTGGACTGCCGGATTGCTCGCTCATAGCCACGTTGTTTAGCTTGTATATCACCCTTGTCAATTGCCGTTTGCGGGTCATACTGTGGCTGGTTGTTAGTGTTAACACCGTCAATGAACGGATATAACTCATGACTGCAATTAATACCTTGAGTACCAGCTGGAGTGCCATAACCATGGTTGTAAATGCTGTCATACTTGGCGTTGTAAGTATCGCTACCTGGTTCGGTAAGATTGACAACGTGTCCTTGAATATATGCACAGGCTTTACGTGATGCAGGGTGTGAACTCATAACAGCTAAGGTAGTCCCAAAGTCTTGCATACGCTTTAAGCGCAAGTTATTAAACGTCCGATGGGCTGTGGTATTGATTACCATACGAGCATAGCCCTCCAATGACCAATTATGGCCGCCTTTATCGACTAAATTGGACTTAATACCAGCATCCACCCATTTATAGACGTTATCTCGTAAGGCCCTGTCGTACGTTTTAAGGCCGACAACTGTTTCCGTGGTCGTCTGCTTGATGATACCTTGATAAGCTCGCATAGCCCCATTCTCGTTGTAATTAGTGGACAATAGCGACTGGTTAACTGTGTTGTCTAAGTCTTTCCACGTTTGATTTTGTAAAGAGTTAATAGTGTCACGAATTTCATCATCAACTACGATCTTCTTGTGCAATTGCTGGCTCAAAGTAGCATCAATTTCGTTAACAATTTGAAACCCGTTATCATGTACGAGCTTTGTAATTGCTTGTTGTGATTCGTTGGTATATTTAGCCACTAAGGCAATGACTTGCTTGTTTAGCACGCCCATTTTAGCTAACTGTTCAACTTGCCAGCGAAGTACATTCTGACTATCTACCGTATCGAAGTTAGTTGTTTTAAGCGTTTGGATAATACGTGCGTAAATATCCTGTTCAAGCTTGGAATAAATGTCGACTGCCGCATTCGCATCGTGCATCATCGAATCTTGAGTGATCATTCACCATCACCACCGCCACTGTTAGCCATTTGTGAGCCTTCATAAGTGTCGGTTGGCGCTTCGGATTGAATCTTAGCTAACTCCTCAGCGGCTTGTTCGTCAGTCATGCCATAGTTACGTTGCAGGAATGTCTGTTTAGATAGTGCCCCAATAGCCAATACTTTAGCGTCTTCTTCGAGTTGTTTGTCCTTATTAACGAACACGCCATCGTCAAAATGGCATTCGATGTCGAGCGGTTGACTGGCTAAGTCAAGCTTAAATAATGGCTGACCGTCATCAAATAGATCACCAGCGTTGGCTAACTCAAAGATTGACTGGCACAACTCATCAATGGCTTTTTCAACCATTGTCAAATAGCTTGAACGGGTCTGATAAGTCATTGAATTATTGCTGACAACCTCGGTTGCTGTTTTAACGCCATCATCGGAATATGAAAATGTTCCAGTAGACAGGCCAATTTGAACTTCAAACTCCTTGATGAAGTGGTCGATAGCATCCTTATACTGAACAGTTCTGATAGGCGTTGTCATGTCCTTAACACCAAGACCATTATTGTCATCTGACAGTACGCCAACGTAGACATTTTGTTCAGTATCAAACGTTGGTTTGTGCTCATCATCAAACCGCAGCATACCTGGTTGGACCGCAATGTGCTTCTGACCCAATCTTATTTCCCAAATAAACTGATCGTGAGTATCATTAATATCGTCCAAGACGTGCTTAGCATTATCCACGATACCAAGTCCCAGTGGGCTTTCGATGTTGATGTTGTTGGCTCCCGGCGTTTTAAAGTAAGCGAACAGTGGCCGTTGTAAACCACTAATGGTGACTTGTGGTGCCAGCTCTTTGTATACCGGCAATGTTGATAGTGGTACTTGATTGCCCACTACGTCGGGACTATCTGACTTGTACAGTTCGTTGGTGATTTGATAGCTACCGTCGGCTTGCCATTGATGGAATTCAAGCAACATGTAGTATTTAGTCTGATTGCTTTCAGTACGCTGTGTTCGACTAGCAATTGCCGCTTCGCTAATATCATTTGTATTAGATTGAAGCGGGTAGAATTGATCAGCCCGCACCCATGCAATCTTGATATGGTTGCCGTCAATATAAGGTCGCATAGCAAATCCACCTAGGGCAACCCCTTTCTCAAGTGCTTCCTCAAACTTATTCTTGAAGTCGTTATCTTCCAATACATCGTTTAAGAATTTGTCCGCTTCATTACTATCCTTGACGTGGATTTCAGCTTTCTCATTAAAAACCACTGAGGCAATCCGGCGAGCGGCAGTTTTTGCCATGTTGATTGTGTTCTTGGGACGCTTTTTTTCAATGCCATCCGATGCCTGATAGTGGATATATTGTAATTTATCGCTGTAATATTCCAAGTCGGTTTGAATACGAACATACTCATCCGGGTCAATACTGATACGTGGATCATCTGTGATTTTACTTAAGCTTCCTGTTACTCCCGTGGCTGCCGCCCCCTTCCAAAATAAGTCTTTAATACGCTGTATTAGCCCCATTTAATCACCTACCATCTCAAATCAAGGTCACGCAAGTTATCCAGCACGAAATACTGAAACGCATCGCATGTATGGTCATCTACCTTGATAACCTTTGGCTTGTCGCTTTCCAGCGTGTCACCGTCCCATTGATACTTGCGATGTTCATCAATAAATATCTGGTTGGCTTCGTTATCTAAGTAATAAAAACGCCCAGTGGCTAGTAAGTCCTGGACGTGGTCAATCATCACTGTTTTCTCAACTTTGTGTACGTGATGCCAATGACGGCCATACTTCTTGAAGTATTCATGGTCAATCGCATAGTCGGACGTTGCTTCATCGGCTGACCGCTTCCAAGCCTTCTTGTGCCATTGCTTCTCACGACTATCCTCAAATGCGTACAGCTCGTCTGCTAGCTCGCTAGGTGGCTTCTTAACTGACTGATGAGCTGGTGAGTAGTAATAAGTATCTAGTAAGATGACGCGCTTCTTAGCCGTCAATGCAATACATAGCTCAGTCGTGGCTGACACCTGCTGGCCACTATCTTGGCTGAAGTATAGCGACTTAATGTAGTCATCGTCTGGGAACACCTCTAACGGCTTGAACAGGCTCGGATTATAGATGTTCGTACCTAACCCGATAACTTCGCCCAGATATAACCAGCGATAGTAGTCGTAATCGTTCTTCTTATACTGCTCGATTAGGTCAAGTGTTTGCTTACTGGTAAAGCCACGGACGTCGCAGCGATAGTCACTCGTGTCAATCAGATAATTGTCATCCTTTGACACTTTATCTATCCACTCGTTAATCCAGTCATACGGGTTCTTAGGTGGGTTATATGAGTAAAACACTTTGACCTGATCAAGCCAATCTGGTTTCTGCCGAATAAATGTCGGGTTGGCTTGGTCGAACACGTCACTAGACTTCATGTTGGCGGCTTCTTCGTACCAGACAGCTACGACATCACCTACGATGTTTGACTTGAGCTTATACGGATTATCAGCGCCATAGAAGTAGAACGTGCTACCAGTTCGCTTATGTTGTATCGTGAGTGGTGACTTATAAGCGATAAACTCGTCATCCATGTCAAGCATGCTGAGTGCCCATTGAATCTGGTTGTAAACCGTGTCATGTAAGTCTGACTTGTTTGCCAGCACAGCGATGACGTTGGCTTTGTGATGTTGCATGATAGCCTTTTTGACCATCGTTACCAGCTTTAAGCTGATAACGGACGACTTGAACGAGCCACGGCCACCGTTTGCAACGATGTAAGGCTTGCCAGTCGTCCACATGCGCTTAAAGTGAGGGTTAATCAAGTCTGATATCCTGATAACCTTCTTGATATTCGTATCATCAACTACCAGCGTCTTCATCTTCTATGCCTCCCACGTCATCTACTATCAATGTTTGTCCCTCATTACTATCACCACTTCGGGCCTCTTTAGCTTTAGCCTCTGCAATATCTGCATCAGCTTTTAGCTTGCGAATCTTTTGATCTTCAACATCTTTGCTATCATTTTTTAGTCGGCCACTTAACTTAAACCATAGTTCAGCAGCGGCCACTTGCTCCTTGGTGGAAGCTGGCGTTATAGTGGTCTCATCAGTCGTGTACTCCATACGCGCTTCAATCGAATCATCACCACCCACTGCTTCTTTAGCAAGATTATCAATCTTTACATAATGACGTTCGATCTCTTTGCCAGCACTGATACGATAGATGTTTTTTAGCACTTCGTCAGCTTCGTCAGACTCACGTTTTTCAACGTTGCTAGTCTTTTTAATGATATATTCATGAATTCCAGTATTTTCCAGTAATTGTTTAGTTGCGTTCCGAGCTGTACCCTTTGCGTAGCCTGCGTTTATAGCCGATTGATAAGCGTTGTTAGTTTTAATGAATTCATTAGCAAATTTACGCTGTTTAGGCGTTAACTTTCGTGTCATTACATACCACCACACCTCCGTTTTTAAACCCGTCGAAATCGACGGGTTTATGATTAGTTAATCTATCTCACCAAAAACTGAATCAATTTTTTTATGTTGCAAGGCAAACCAATCAACAATCTCCTCGTTTCTTGCCCAGTCACTGTTGGAATCTAATCCAGATTCATACAAAAAAGCATGGATAAGTTCGTGATATAAGACCTTTTGCTTATAATCATGCAGATTTGAAATTGAGTTTGGACAATTCTCAAACTGTGCAATATGAATCTCCTTAGTCGTGCTATCAGTAATACCGTCTGCATCGGCGTATTCCAGGCGTGAGTCATTGGAATTGAAAAAAATCTTATATTGAACTCCCATAATACTAACTTTTTTCATTATTCAACATCCTTCGTTGTAAAATAGTTGTGGGAGGTGATAGTGATGGCAAAACAAGAACATCGTAATTTTCCAGCCCACCCACACAAGGGCGGTCCTAAAACTGTAACCGTAGCTCCATCCAAAAAGCAACCAGGTTACAAGCGGACCACGCCTCGAAAAGCTAAATAGCTGGGAAAGTAAGGGCCTGATTTGATTAGGCCCTTTTAGATTGACAATACCACCACACCTCCGTCTAATTGGAATTAGTCATCGTTATTCGACTACGACCCAGTCATCAGCTAGCATATCAGTTTGACTAGCTAACCATGGAACTCGATCCATAGGTGCATTCGGATTGTTCGTGCGTAGCCCAGTCGTGTCAATATAAATGAAATCGTGAGTCATAACCTCATTAAAACGATTATTGGGAGTGTTCAAAGATTCTCCCTTTTTCAATTTAATGAAGATGCCTTTGCCGTTCCAACCTTTACGTGCAACACAATTACCTCGTTTTAATTCTTCAAGCGCTTCTCCAAAATTCATAATTGCTTCCTCCTTATTTTTATCCAAACTAAAAGCGCCATGCTGTTTAGCACGGCGCTTATCCTTGCACCACTTATCTAGCCGGGCATCAGCCTGCACCCATTCAGGTGGCTCGTATCCGTACTTGCTGTGTATCATTTGTGTCATGACATTACTCCTAAATTTATGTACACAAAAAGCCCGGTTCCGACCCCGGACTTTAACTAATAGGCAATGCCAGCGGCAGAGAGGAGCGCATCACCCCTTATAAATCCGCCGGCTACACAGATAGCTGGATTTGAACCAACATAGACGGTTTTGGAGACCGCCATCTTGCCAATTAGATCATATCTGCTTAATAGGCGGGCCATCATATCAACTTAATCAAGGAGGCAACACAAATTGTACACCTGTGCCCGTCTAACGTAGCCTGCTGGACTCGAACCAGCGACAACCTGATTAACAGTCAGGTGCTCTACCAACTGAGCTAAGGCCACAACAATAATCGATTAGGGCTATCAGAAAAACGTTTATTTGTCGCCCTAACCAATTATCGATAATACTAATTTACCACCAATTTATTGCTATGAAGTCCGGCTTGAGTTCGGAAAAAGTTCGGTTAAAGTCCGGTCTGAGTCCGGTTTTGATAAATATTCAGGTCTTCTAGGTAATAGCTCTGTGCGAACTGCAGCATCGCCAATGGCTTCCAGCGGTCAAAATACTGAGTCTTGCTGTAACCAATATCCATGTAGCACATCGTGTCACTGTAACCTTGCAAATATAGCCGATCTAATATCTCCTGGCACTCATGATCACAGCGAGCCATGGCCTGAATAGTCTGTCGGACAATCTGTTCTGCATACAGGCGGCGTGTAATCCGATCCTCGGCCGAATTACCAGCTGGGGCCGACTTAGGCATGCCATCCATGCTAGGCGATTTTAGATCAGCGACCGAATGGCCGGACGCTCGAACTGCTTGCGGTAACTTCTTATCCAAGAACCGCCGCACCTGTTTAATTGTTTTCTCTTGGTCAATTGGTGGAAAAATTTCATCTGAAATAACTTGCTGTTCGCCCATCATGCGCCCCTCCGCTTTCGTATGCTATAATTAACTTATTCGGAATTAGTTGTAGCGCGGTCAGCGATGGCAGCGCTTTTTATATGTTATACTAACAACGGTCATTCGAGTGGTCCTGTGACTGGTCGCCTTAACAGGCGGCTTTTTGTTTACTCTCGTGATCACTCAACTCCATAATGTCAGCAATGAAGTCCTGACCAATTTGTGCCTGTTGCTAAGTTGTCAGTGCCGCGTTCATTTCCAAGTTGGCAACTGTGGCTTTCATTCGGATTGCTTTTGCGTATTCGGTGTCAGTCATTTTTCTTCCTCCACCACATATCCGTCTAGCCACGCACGGGCAACCGTGTCCGCATGCGTTCTAATCCAATTGCCAACACTAACTCGCCAAAGTCCCAAGTAAGTAGCATTGAACACCCATCCTAGCTTATAATCACCCTTTTTAGCTTGCTTAATTATATAAGCAACATTTTCTGGAATCACCGGCAACTCGGCATACGTCTTCTTAAATACCTCATCTGCAATCGCCCAATGCTCGCCATTAACGCCGGTTGCAATCCAGTCACCGGGATTAACTTTTAAGTCACCTTTGAGTGTCTTGATGTACCAATTATGAATTGGCACGCCTGTTTCTGCGCTTTTCATCATTTGTAATAGCATATCGCTTGTCGTGTACTCAAATTCTTTATCAAATACCCCGTCAGGAATTACGCCATTTTCTGGATCGAATTTTTCTGCTTTGATAGCAGCAGTTTTACGATAAATTTTAATCATTGTCTGCCTCCAGAAGTTCCGGGTTCTCGTGCACGTTGCCGATTAGCTGCATTTCATCGCTAAAATAACACCCGTCTACGCCAAATTTCTTATTAGAAATATCCTTAGCAATCCATTTGCCGTATACATAATTACCTTTCTTAACTTTAAAGGGTTTACCACGTTTTAATTTCATATGAGAACTAACAGGTTGAACAATATCGCCTTCATAGATATCCTTGCCATTCACGTCTTTCAGGCCGGTAAACTGCTCAAGCTTAAAATCACTTGCATCTAAGGCGTCCAAGGTCAACCCTTTCAATTCGTCATAGTCTCTAATTACGTTGCACTCGTTGTCCCACGCTCTAAACTTAATCATCGTCGCCATCTCCTACCAAATCATCAAGTTCGTTTATTGCTTGTTTAACTCCAGCGGCAGTTGCATACATTCTTAAATCCATCCAACCTTTGTAATCTTTGACTAACAGTTCACGTAGCTCTTTCATTTCATCACTCATTTTCAATCCTCCCCAAATGCTTCAAACGCCCGCTTGCGTTCCTCGTTAGTTGGTTCCTTGACGATTATCATGGTAGCTCCATTCTTTCTGCAATGGCTTTAATAACGGGCACCGTCACACTATTACCAGCCTGTTTGTATAATTGGCTGTCACTTAATCCTGCTTCTCGTGCTCGAGTAAATGTCCAATCTGGGAAGCCTTGTAGGCGCCAGCATTCTCGCGGTGTTAATTTTCTTATCCTTAAACCAGCGAGAATGCTGGTCTGCACAAAATTATTATCTTTAAAAGAACCTGCAGTAACCGTTGGCGAAATTGTTCTAATACCACCTTTGTTATAACCGTGTGGATTAGCTATTATCTTTGGCTCTCTTCCTCCACCTTGCATCGTACTTAATGTTGGTGAAATACCGCTAGGATCATAAACACGTCCCGGTTGTGGATTACCACCAAAATATTTGGTGTTCATAAGATTGCCCGCCTGCTTCACTTTCGGCGGTTCACTTTCAGCAACGTACGATCCTGATCCCTGCGCTTCCCCGTAACGGGTGGTAAGGGTATTTGTTGCGTCTGCCCGGCAATTAACTTCTCGGTCGTCTTGAACGATAGGAAATACTTGCTGGGTACGTCGTCCTCTAAGATGTCCGACAATGAAGATACGTTCCCGGTGCTGAGGGACGACTTCGGCTGAGTCAAGCACTGACCATTCGACATCGTACCCGATTTCGTCCAATTCAATTTGAAGTTTGAGAAAGTCAAACCCTCGGTTAATACTAAGTAAGTTTTTAACGTTCTCAATGAGTAAGTAGCTGGGTCTATCTTCTTCTTCGAGGTCTCTAATAAGCCCTGTAACTGTAAAAAACAAAGAACTACGCTTTCCGGCAGTGAATCCTTTTTGCTTACCGGCGACTGAGATGTCTTGGCATGGAAAGCCAAAGCACCAGCAGTCTGCTCTGGGTAACTCACTAGCTCTAACTGTTCGTATGTCACTTGCATTCCAAATCCCTTCTACATCATGAATAGCCTGGTAGCTTTGCCTAGCAAATTTGTCCCATTCAATCCAGCCAACGCATGTATGACCAGCTTGTTCCATGCCAAGATGAAAACCACCAATGCCAGCGAACATATCAATAAATCTCATTTTCCAACATCCTTTTTATTTGCTTCGACATGCTTCCTCATGCGCCGGTGCTTCCGTTTAATCGTTGAACGCTTCTTAGTGTGTTTAGGCATAACTCACAATCCTTCCGGTACGCGCTCTTTAATGTACGTGTCAAACTGTCGTTCAATTTCATGACTCTTTCTGGCTAACTGATCCACTGTTTTAATGTGTTCACTGCCAGTCCGGATTAAATACCCACGAAGCCAGTGCAATGCGTCCTCGACGTTCTTACAGTGTGCTAGGGGTACTTCTACCAGCCGATTAATACCAGACTTTTCATCGTAGCTAGTTACCGGATGCCCATGGCTGTCTAATGACATCCTGTTAACCTTAACTTCGTATTTGTCACTAGTCAGATGATACTGGTCAATTTTCATATCAATCATGTTTATTCGTCCTCCGTGATTTCATCTATTTCTACTCGCGGGTTTCGCCTATCAACGGCAAATTCGTCCTGGAATCCTGTGATGTGCTTTCGATTGTCGTTGCCTAAGAGCCCAGCCTTCATAAAGCCGTCCAGCACAAACTTTTTAGCAAACGCGATATTATCCGCATCTTTCCGGTTGTTCTTCGTGTACCACGTAAATTTAAGCTTGCAAGGCCAGCTGAATTCGACTCCAGAATTCCGGCTTGCTCGCGCATATACACTGCACAGGGCTGTATATCGCTTCTTGAGGCTAGCTGCGGCGTATCTGTTGGCCCGTTCAACCTTGATGTACTCATTTAAGCTAGGTAGTTCGCCCTTAATCACGACTTTGCTCATACTTTCGGCACCCGGCTAATGTAATAGCCATTAACGATCCCGTTAGACATACTGGCCTGTCTAATCGAAAATTCTGGGGCGTCAATCCTCTTACATAATCGCGCCAGTGTTTGATAGGCGATCACTTCATCAGGATCGTTATACTTCTCAGCACGCCAGTAATCGTTAGTCAGTGGCAGGCTGTATTTATGGACTAAATCCTTTACCCGATTTAATTCAATTGCCGTACTATCAGCTAGTTCTCTAAGCGTATGTTTGCCATGTTTATGTGCTTGCCGAATGGCTTTAATATCTTCACGTTCTCCCTGCTTCGGATCTTGTTTCATACTGGCTAGATAGGCCGCATCATCCCATTGCTTAGTTCCAGGCTTCACAAGTCTAACTGGAAACGACCATTCACCAGATTTGTAGTTATGTTGCGTGAGCTTAAACATTTCCGGTTCTGGCCCTATTGCTAGTGGGTGATCGATATCGGGTCTGTCAGCATTAATTACTAGCACCTGTGTTTCAGTCATGCGCTCACCTCCATTTGCAATCCTTGTCTAGCTTGCTCTAAATCAATAAAATACTCGGCTGGCTTACCCCAACATTGGGTCAAATCAAAATTTAAGCCATCCCGCTGATATTCAATAATTAAAACTTCGAGTGCAAATAGCTTGTACTCATGAGCGCACACCTCATCTTGCGCGCTACCGCCAGCCTTCAGATGTCGCTTCATGCGCTGCTTAGTCCAGTGCAACGCGGCCGGTTCATAGGCATGGTTAGCGGCTAACTGGACTAATTGATTGCCCCAATTCATTTAGCTTTCTCCTGACTGTTCATGAGCGCTAGAAAATCCTCGTCACTCATATCGTCCTGCTGGTTATCGCTTGAGTTTGGCTTAGAATCCGCCTGAGAAGCACCGTTTTGCATCCACTTTGGCGTAACTTCTTTACGGCGTGGCTTTGAATAGCCACTAGATTTTCTTTCGCTCTTCATGCGGTCGTCATGATTAGCAGCGGCCTTTTTAGCCTGCTCTAACGTCGTAATATTTCGTTTCTTCCAGCCCGCAACAATTGCACGAACGTATTTCAAAGCTCCTCGCGACTGCACATCGTGTTCACCAGCAATTTGAATGGCGTAAGCCACCAATTCAGGTTTAAGCACCGCAAGCCATTCATCAATTTCAGGACGAGCAACCCCGTTCGGAAATCCCCACAGGTTGGTCCAGTCGTTAATGACCTGCTCGCGTGTGACACCCGCGTCATCATCATAAGAGTCAGTATCAGTCAAGTCAGGGTCAGTACTAGTAAGTTCTTTATGTTCTACTGGTTGACCTCCACCTTGCCCAACCGGTTGACCTGCTTCATCTAAACCAGTTGACCTACTTTTATGACTTGTAGTTGGGTTACTGGTTGGGTAACAAGCTGACATACTATATAAATTAATAATGCGATATTCAGGTGGTTTAACATTTTTCTTGCCTCTAACGTATTTAATTAGTCCTAGTTGCACTAATGAGTTGCGTGCTTTATCGAGGCCGGGTTCGGATAGTCCTGTCAGACTGAGTAATGCCGAATTTTTCATGCGAAACTGAACGTCCAACTTGCCTTCGTCGTTCGCATAGTCTAGTAACTCGCGATACAGATTATTTTGGCCGTTAGAGACACTCGCTTCATACATCTTAAAATTACGGTACGCTCGTCGTTGTTTGAAGTAATTCAAATTCGTCCCTCCTTTACTAATGGGCCTCACACCCATTCGGTGGATTCAGTCACTGCTGCATTCAAGCCAATTCTGTTTAATCAATCCATGAGTAAGTCGTCTGCACTAACGACACTCTCTAACTTTTTGGTACTACGACAATAAGCACAATGTCCGCATTTGGTAGGATCTGCTTCGCCTTTAATGACATCTTGAATATGCTGTTGAGATTCCAATACCTGGTTCATAGCATTAGTAAGTCGGTACTCCGGTAAATCAATAGCCTGCTTGTCTGGTGGATCCTGTTTGCTTACTGCCACGATGTACGGTTTACACATCACACCGAATTGCTGCTTAATTAACTCTTGATAGACTGCCATCTGAAGTGGGTAGTTATACGCATATACAAACGGTTCCCGTTCACGGCTTTCTTCATTCCAATAACCCTTATAAATATCAGCGGTCGTCTTTAGATCCACGAAGTAACCTTGTTTCAAATTTAGGCAATCAATCTTTCCCTTCCAGGGATAACCACCGATTTCACCAGTTACAATCACTTCTTTATCGCCTTGATAAAGAAGATTAAAATCATGATCGTCAGATAAGGCTTCAATCATGGATTCAGCAATTTTGAAGTCCTTTTTGAGATGGCCTTTGCTTGGGCCCCGGCTTGAAATTGCCTCTGGATGTTCATCAACAAACTTGGCATGAGCTTTCTCGCTTTCGAAGTAGCTGTGAAGCCAATTTCCAACGACTAGCGCCGTTGAGTTCATAACTGGCTCCCATTTACCCTGCAACTCGGCTAACGCTTCTGCTTCACATGCTAGAAACCGTTTAAACACCGTCGGCGACATGTAGGCCCGGTCAGTCCAGCTCTCATAATAATTATTCGGCGTCAGCTTCTGATCCAACATCATTGAGGTTGTCGAAGAGGTTTTGCTGGTCGACTTCGTCTTTGACAGGTTCTTGATCATTGCTTGATGCCTCCTTTACAGCCGTTCTAACGGGTTCTTTAGCTGGTTCGGCAGATTCTACCTTCTCGGCTTTATTCTCTGCTACGTCAGCTACCAATGACCTTTTAGCCGGTGTTACGTCCTTCGGATTATCATTCTCGTACTCGGAACTCGTCGTGTCGTTAACTGCTTGCACGAACAAATCGTTGTCGCTTGAACTGTTAATGTAGAACTTTGCAGCTCGATTAATTACAGTCCGTTTAGCCATTTCCTCTGGGAACTCGTTTTGAACCTTCTTCGTCTTAGCGTGGCTCCAACTGGTGTCGATGTCTTTTTTTGTCATAACCGTGTATGTCCGGTTCCCGTTGATGTCTTCGATCCATGCAAAGGCCCCGATAATTGGCTTATCTAGGTTCTCAAAGCTTGGCTCGAACTCCTTAACCACCAGCACCCCATTTTCACCGCCAATCTTGAACGTATCGTCTTTGTGGACAACCTGTGCCTGAATATCTTTCACATTTGAAAGACGCTTTACAACGCTAATTGATCCGAAATAGGAACGCTGCATGACTAACTGGTTGCCATAAGGAATGAAATAGCATTGGTTTTTAGCTGGGCTCAATCCTTGAATTGCCATGTTCATCAACGCCTTGATAACTGATCCTTGGTCACACTTATCAAGTAATGGTTGGCCCTTAGTGGTATCGCTCAAAATCAGATACGCACTGTTCAGTGCATTCCCTACTGAATAATCAGGTGGTAATGACAAGCCTTCATTATTCTTCATATCCTCAATATTGTTATTAACCATCGTAACTAACTCATTACTCATGCTTCTTCCTCCTCTGATACCCAGTGATATCCCAGACGTGTCATCATCGTGTCCGTGTCGATGTGTGCCAGTAGCTCGTCCCATAGACGGGCTTGACCAAACACATCAATCAACCATTGCCAATTAGGTTCCTCACCTTGATCTGGATACAAAACACTTACGTCAGTCGAACCGAAAGTGACGATACAAATGGCGCTCAACATATTGGCCTGCATATCAGTCGCCCACTGCTTAAAGTCATTGTTATCGATGTAATCTTGAAACAACTGTGCCTTGTCGAACTCGTCACCATCGTAGCAATAGTTATCTGCGTCAAGTACCCAGTCGCGTGAGTCGTTACGTTGCTGCCAATGCTCGTTTAAATCTGCCTGTGCTGGCATCATTTTGCCCACCTCCGTACTAAACGTTGTCTTAGCGACTGTTTCGGAGTACAATAGAACTCGAAAATGAATTTATTAAGCGTCTTTGCTGCACGGGTACTACCAATACTCGAGCAGCTTTTTTCGTACTCAAATTTAGGCTTTAGCGATACTTTGCGTACTTCCAATTCGTTCAACCTCCTTAAACGTGCCAAAAACATTATTCAATTCTTCAATTGTGATCTGTTTGTAAAGCACGTTTCCGATCCGGAATGTAAATTTCATCGTCTTCATCTCCTTAAATTCCAAACCAACTAGCAACTTCATGACGCTTGAACCACAATGCAGTTAACGCGCAGCCTACTAATGCTCCTTCAATCATTGCTATTTCCTCCTAGCCATTTTCTTGATTGACTTTATCGATTACTTCCTGCAATTTATCCATTGGAATACCGGCATACTCAGCTTTCTTAGCCAAATCAGTTATCTCGGCGCTAATTTCTTCTGCATATTCACGTGCGTAGCGTTCAATAACTAATTGCTGTGCTGGTGTTCGGTCTCTCGGCTTGACTGCAATAGCTTCTTCGAACTCCGTCTCAAGCTTCTCTCGCTGACTTTGCTCCTCTCTCTGCTTCATCAGGGCTGAAAACATATCGCCTTGTAACCTATGATCATTTTGGAATGAAAGCACTCCAAAATTCTCTCGCGCACCAGAATATTTAAGCCAAAAATCGTTAATTTTGTTTGCTAACGACTTCCGAATTTGTGGATCAGTGTTCCTAGACCCGTTTTTCAATCGTGACAACTGCCCGGGAGAAATATGCGTCCCGTCGGCAACTTGCTGCTGTGTTGATTCTTTATGCCTGTCCAACGCTAATGACAATTGCTCTGCAAACTTGTTCTTCATACCTACACCTCTGTATTTTGGAAAGGGCTTTATATGGCCTTTCCGTGTAATTCACTTATAATTTAGTTAGTCGGGATGATTTAATAGGTAATCCATCATCTCAGCTGCTGGAATCTGCCAGCCGTTATGGGTATTCACATAATCAATGAAGCCACCCTGTTCAACATCCAAATCATGGCGATGCTTGGTTAAATATCGTGAGGCTCGTTCGGTTGATTTAGTTCCGTATTTATACTTAGCCAGATCTTTAAGCTTCCAAGTACGAATACCAAGTTGCGCTTGCTTCCAGGCTTGGAACCTCTCGTATTCTTCTTCGCTAATGAATTGGAAGCCCTTTGGAGCCTCATGCCGAATCAATATCGTATCTGACATGTTCGTACCTCCTAATATGAAACTGACATAAGTTGGCTAGCTTGCTCGTTATACTCGGCCGTTACCGCCCGGAATTCAGCATCTAGTGCTTTATCGCTTAGTGCCTCAAACATTACTCTTGGTGTTTCTGGCTTAACCTTTGCTAGTGCATTAATTAATGTAGTTCGTGATAGATGTGTCATTTTGCCGCCTCCTTATTTACTCGTATTGTGTACTTTATCTTCAAAAAAATAAGTCCATTTAACACGTTTTTTTTTCGATATATCATTCATTCTTACAGCCATTTTCTTAGCTCTACCAACACTTGGTGTTCTATGCCCTTGTTCGTAAGACGCTAAAGTTGTCTCTGGCATATCGAGAAATTCAGCAGCCTTTTTTTGCGTTAGTCCGTTGATGTCTCTCCACTCTTTTAACCAATGACGCATGTTAACACCTCCTAACTAAGTAATACGTTTCGCGTACCTTTGATGCTTACTAATATAATACAATTCGCGTACTTAGTCAACACATGAATACTCTAAACGAGTATTTTTTGTATTTTTGTACAAAATACGCATTATGCGTAGTAATCTTATAATTAACGAAGGAGGCCTATCAATGTTTGCTGAACGCCTTAAAGAATTACGAAAAAAAGAAGCTGGTCTAACGCAAGAGAGATTAGCAATGCAATTAGGCATGGCCAAAACAACACTGGCTTCCTATGAACAAGGAAAACGACAGCCAGATCTTGAAACACTTTCTAAAATTGCAGATCGTTTTTCCGTGACAACTGACTACTTGCTTGGAAAAAATGGCACGCCAAAATGGGCAACCAAGAAAGATACCATTGACCTGAAGGATTTTCTTGAAGCAAATGAGGGTTCGATGACCTATGGGGGTGAAGATCTTACTGAAGAAGAAAAACAACAAGTGCGTGTGGCAATGGCAACAATATTCTGGAAACGCCACAAGCATGATTAGGAGTTGTACTTATGGATAGAGTAAAAGATATTGTTAAAGCTATTGTCAATCGTTATCACACAGCGGACCCGTTTGTAATTGCGGAAAAGCTTAACATACAAGTGGAATGGTGTGATTTTGGGGCAATGCCTCTGGGTAAAAATGCTTATGACAACCAAGAGCCTATCATACTACTCAATAATTCTATTAAACACACGCCTACACAGTATTTCATACTCGGTCACGAACTAGGACACGTTATATTCCATGAGGGGCTGATTGGGTACTACACTTCCGTTAAACATGGACATTCTAAGTTTGAACGTGAAGCTGATGAATTTTCAGTTGGATTGATGGGAATGCTTTTTATTGAGGAAAATGGCCATATTCCCTATTCATACAGAGAACTGTCCTATCAATACGGGGTACCATTTGACGGAGATTAATATCAATTAATTTGGAGGAGTACGCAATGATTGGAGAATTCGCATTTATAATCAGTTTTATCATATCAATAATTTTTATTTTCTCAAAAAAGCCCTTCTGGGGTTGGGCATTAATAATTATGGGAGCTGTTGTCTTAATCACCTCATTTAAATCTGTACCCACTCTTATTGCGGGCATTTTATTCATACTACTTGGTATATATGGGACTCAGCAGTTTAAGTTTCCTGTTCTTAAAGATACTAAGTTAATACGTGGGTGTATGTTCTTTCTATTCTTACTTGTCGTTGGTGGATCAACTATCGTAGTAAACAAAATTGATCAACAACGCAGAGACACAAAAATAGAAAAATCAATAAAAAAAGAACTATCTAACTTGAAACCAGAAGATTCAACTTCAGAATATGAAACAATCTGGTCTCAAATATATACAATCGATGGTTCTAAAATCAGACAAGGATTGTTAAAAACCTACAATTCAAAAAAAGAAGAACATGATGCCTATTCCTCTACATCTGATACCAGCAAAAAAAATTCAAGCTCATCCTCAAATTCAGTAAAGACTACCACACATACGATTTCTGGTAATGCGAATTCCATAATTGCAGTATTGTTAAAAGAAAAGCCAGCAGCCAGTAAATATATTAAGTCTATTAACGATAATTCAGAATACGGATTGAAAGTGTCCACACAAAATTTCAAAATGAAATCATCTGCTGACGTACAAAAAACTGTTGGTAATCTGGAAACTATTATGAAAACTATCCGTACTATTGACACTACCAGTGGTATTGGGTTCATTGGTAAAGAGAACTCTGGTGATACTCTTTTTGCTATATATTTCAAGCCATCTATTGTTAACGAAAATACTCAAGTTGGCACTTCTGACTTTTTTAATAATTCTACTTCTTACTATGTTGATGGAAGTGTTGCCGGAAATAATGAAGTATTCACAAATAAACAGTTGTCTAAGGAAGGACCAACCGTCAACGGAAAGACTTATGTCAATATGCTGATGAATGATTAGAAACCAATTAGCCCCTTACCGGGCTTCCACGCGAGCGTAGTTCAACGGTAGAACAGTACTCCTTTGAATTGCTAACTAGATACTTTCAGATGTAGGTTCGACTCCTGCCGCTCGCATTTGAAACTTAATTGGACCTTTAGCTCAGTTGGTTAGAGCAGACGGCTCATAACCGTCCGGTCGTTGGTTCGAGTCCAACAAGGTCCATTCACGCGAGTGTAGTTTAGTGGTAAAACGACAGCCTTCCAAGCTGTAGTCGCGGGTCCGATTCCCGTCACTCGCTTTTGTTAAATTAATTGACAATTTTATTCAGATACTCTATCATGAACGTAAGTTGAAATGCCTGTATCCTTATTCAGGTCGTAAAAACACCTCATGATAGTTATTACTATTGTGGGGTGTTTTTCGTGGGGCAAAAAAAGAAAGTTGAATTTCACACTTATCGCTACATGTTGAATAAACTACGTGATAAAGATTTAATCTTGGATAGCGATTTTCTTTCCATAGAGATTCTAAAATCAAGAGGATATTATAATCTAATTAATCGGTATAAATCAGAATTTTCAAAAGATGATAATTTACACTTTGAAGAGAATGTCCATATTACAGATTTATATTACTATCACAGAGTTGAAGATGATCTTCGAAACATACTGTTTAAATTCACAATTAATTTTGAGCAAATATTTAAAGAATCTATGGCCTATATAATATCCAAAGATATTGGTGTAGAAACAGATCAATACTTAGACCTTTCAAATTATAGAAATTATACTAAAGCCAGAAAAATCACAAAATTCATTTCTCATCAAATGGAGAAATGCACTGTTAATCCGACACTCTATTACAAAAAGGAATATGGTGATGTCCCCCCTTGGATTCTATTGAACAACCTAACTATGGGACAAACAAGAATGTACTTTTCAATATTCCCTCTCAAATTAACAACATACGTTGTTGAACAACTACTACCAATGCAGGACGCCATGCCTTCTGCCCATAAAAATTTATCTGATTTTGTCTTTAATGAGGTGCTCCGTTATCGCCCAACAGACAACTTGAACGAAGCCGATTTCGAAAAGCTTGAAGAACGATCAAAAATGGAAATGATTGAACTTACTCGCGATATGATTTCCATTATCGTAGATTTTAGAAATAATCTCGCCCATGGGAGTCGCCTAATTCACTTTACTTCCAGACAAAGCCTTAATCATGATGCACTTCGTATATTTGCTAGTAATAAAGTATTTTCAGATTCAGAGTTTTATAGCCAAGGAATTGGTAAAAATGACCTTTTTTCTTTTATCATTTCCCTAATTATACTAATGGACAAATTTGATTCCCTTTATTTAATTGATCAATTAGACGCGTGGCAAAAAAACAATACTAGAACTCAATTATCAAAACAAGCATTCTATCACTTTTTAAAAAGTTGCAACTTAGCGCCTGATTTTATTTCTAGGCTCAAAAAAATCACCATTGATAAGACAGGTAAGCAGCAAAATGAAGAATTTAACAGACGCTTTGATCTTTAGTATTACAAAAGCCCTCATTTGGGCTTTTATTTAAAAGCAAAAAAGAACATACGTTTGGGAATGTTAACCTATTGTTATTTCCAGTTGGGAGGAATAAAACATGTCAGTAACCAAACTTAATAATGGTAAATGGCAAGCCCGTGTCTCTTATAAAGATGATGACGGTAACTATAAGTCGGTTACTCATTTAGAAAAGCGCAAAACTGACGCTGTTGAGTGGGAAACTAAAACTAAGAATGCTCTGCTGGAAGGTGCTGACTTATCACGTAGCACCGAGAGTCTAAAGCACTACTTTCTTGATTGGATCAGAATTTACAAAACTGAGGGCGTATCGCGTCATACTCACGAGCTGTATATGGGCAACTGGCGTCACGTCTCTGCATATTTTAAGGATAAACCTATGAGCGCAATTAAACGTCCAGATTACCAGAAGTTCCTGAATGAATTTGGTCGCAGTCATGGAATTGCCACATCTCACAAACTTCATCAACAAGTACACACTGCAATCAAGGACGCCGTAGCTGATGGTATTCTAAAACGAGACTTTGCTTACAAGGCACACGTCACTGGACGCCCTCCTAAGCCCGTAGAGGAAAAGTATTTGACGTTGTCCGATTATAAGAAGCTGCGTAAATACCTCATTAAAACGGCTGATTATGACCACATGACTATGCTAATGATGTTGTTTCAACTAGAAACTGGAACCAGGTTCGAGGAAGCCGCTGGCCTAACGTGGGATAATTTGGATTTGAATAATGGAATAGTTCACATTAAACAGCAATGGGACGCGCGTAGACAGGCTTTCCGTCCAACTAAGGGAAATGGACAGGCCGATGGAGATATAACCATAGGACCCGCCTACTGTCGTTTTATGAGGAGCTATCGTAGCACGCAGAAAGATTATTTAGAATTGCACGAAATGAAGAATCCTAAGAACCTCGTATTTTGGTCTAAACTAGGAAAAATCGTGGGCAATGGGAATGCAAACGAAGAGCTAGGACGTATTTGTAACCGTCTAAAGATCAACAAAGTTACAACACACGCCATGAGGCATACACACGCTTCGATTCTTATCCTAAATCATGAGTCCCTTCCCTATGTTCAACATCGCCTTCGACATCAAAAACTAGAAACGACCGTTAACACCTACGTCCATCTTATTGAAGAAGAAAACGGCGTGTCAGATAAGAAGGCCACCGAGCTAATGGACGAAGGATTTTAAAAATGATAATTTTATGATTGCTGTAGTCCTTGTGCCGCAAGGGATTACAAAATCATTTGTTAATTTTTCTTCCAAAAACTGCTATATTTTGGCTACTTTTTTCGTTTTTGGAAGAATCGTGGAAGAACATATCGTGTTTGAGTGGTTTTCGAGTGTAAAACAAAAGCACCAAAACGCCTTTATATCAGCGTTTTGGTGCTTTGCCGTTTCTCCATATTTGTCGACTTATCACCCGCACGGGGATCGAACCCGTAACTCCGCCTTGAGAGGGCGACGTCTTAACCAATTTGACCAGCGGGCACAAATTCATTTATTATCTTACCGAATGATAAGCGGCTTGTCAAATATAATTAAGATTTTTGCCACCTAAAAATCGTCACAACAACTAAACCAACGAATAAGAGCAAACAGTAGGCCACACTACACCAAAAAACGAAAGTCAATAATTGGGGTAACAAAAAGCTGCGCATAACTGCTAATCCGATGGCCGTGACCGCCCATACGATCAATTGTTGTCGCAGATGATCGAATAAATGATCTAATTCTGACTTCGACATACACTCACCTTCCACTCAACTAGTTTAGCCACCAACTGATACGATATTCAAGCAAAAATGCAAAAAATAGACACAAAGTTTCAGCAAAGTCTTGACAGTATTTGCTGGAAAAGTTACTATTAAATAGTTGTTATTGGGTATTCGCCAAATTGGTAAGGCAGCGGACTCTGAATCCGTAATTTACTGGTTCGAGCCCAGTATACCCAATATTCGTTATCAGCTGTTATCATTGGTTGTCAAAAACACCGTGATTGCAGCTTTTTTATTACTTTAGTTTATCATTAATTGTCATCTCTTTTCACTAAAAGTCAGCCAAAAGGACAGCCAAAAATATAACAAAAAAGCCACTGTTTCCAGTGACTTAATACTTGCGCGGGGCAGTGACTGTTAGCCAACTTTGGTTAGCAGTTTTTTTCGTTAGGCCATTAGTCTAACGCTTATTATCAAGGCAATGACTGCAATAGTAACGTGTATCACAAAAATAACCTTTCTTATAGTTTTAGGTTCATGATAATCAAACGGCCACTGAATAAAGTCAAATACTGACAGAATCATAAAGTTAAACGCTAATAAATTTAGCCCATAAACAGTCACCGGCATAGACAAGCTGAAAGCCATGCGGCCATATTGTAATATGCTACACGTTATCAAATATGCCGGAACAATCAACAATGTAATATTTACAGTAACTTCGAACAACCATTTTTTAATGAAATAACTCATTTACAAGGACACTCCAGTAAATATTTAACTGCACATTATTAATTATACAGTAAAATTGTTGAAGTTTGGCTATAGTAGCATTCAAACCGTTAGATCACTGTAAAATTTTGCAAAAGCGCGTAATGCTTCATTCTTCATATAATTAAACTTGCTAACACTAACCGATAATTGGTTACAAGCTTCATTGCGGGTGAAATGCTTCTCAATAACGTAATCATGTAAAATAAATTGATATTGTGGATCATCAATTGCATTTAGGGCGTCTTCGACTTCTTTTAGCTGGTAAGACAGGTCAACATGGTTTATCAGGCGGCTTTCAGCGCCGTTTCGGCTGCTATGGCTTGACACTCCATCGAATGAGGGGCTGGAAACTTGATTAAAAGCCGTCAAATCACGTTTTAGTTTGGCATATTGCTTTAATAAATTACGAATTTTCTTAACATCTTGACGCATCGGAATCACACTTTCTGATCCCAGATATATGTATAAAAAAGAGGCTCGGGGGAAGAGCCTCTCACTATAGGATATGAATCGCCGTTATTACGGGAAAGTAATATTAGGACAAATTACAACATTAATTTTAGTACCAATCATCTCATATGTCAAGCCTAAGCTTCAATTTTTCCACGCAGTTGTTGAATCATACTGACAACTTGATACGGTGTCTTTGTCATATCAGTTACTCTGTTTTGATACCAGAATTGTGTCAGCAAGGACACCGCAAAATCGTACTGTTTATAGACAGTCAGATCTTCATTCTTGCTAACGGCCGTCTGCACGTAGCCCTTAGCGGCGTCTAAATAGCTTTGAATCATTGGATCATCTTCGGTTACATCGATTCGCAGGCTTAGTTTAATGTCGTCTACAGTCACTGACAACTAATCACTTCCTCATAAGTTTAACTTTACTCTCATAAAATTATATGGTATAAATATAGAGTACTCATTGCTCGGTAGTTCAGCGGTAGAATAATTGACTGTTAATCAAGAGGTCGCTGGTTCGATCCCAGCCCGAGCAGTTTCCAAAACACATATTTATCATAAAAGGCCGTGACCTTGAAGTCACGGCCTTTTTATTACCAAGTCATAGCATAATAGATTACCTCAAACACTTTAAAAGCAACATATGCGGCGAATACATACGTGATGATAATACCACTGTATGCAAGGATAAATGTGTTCTTCATGGAATCACTCCTAAAATTATAGCTGCACGCTCTATTAAAATCTGATAAGCGTTATCATCATACTATCACTTGTTGTTTGAAATCCCACTCATTTTGTCTTCCTATTTACCAGCAGTCGCAGTTCCTAACGCCACGTTGATTACAGCGGTTTTATCAATCACTTCATAATCATTCCGCACAATTACGGAAAGACCTTGGCTGAACTGGTCGAACTTGTCCCATTGGGCAGTTACTTGGTTACGCCGGAAAACAGCCACCGCTTGTGATAAGTCCCCCGCAATCATTGGGAACGTCCCGTCCGCGTTGTTAGCCAGTAATTTATCACTGATCATGACGACTGGTGCCCCTAATAAGGTGAAACCACTGGGTGCTGTTGGATTAGGCTGTAATAAGTAACGGCCCTCGGTGTCCTTGAGTGTATCAAGGTAATTAAACCCGGATTGGTTCACTAGCCACATCTTGCTCAAGGCGGGATCTAACGTCACGTTGAAAATCTTTTTAAGATCATCAATACTGGTGGCCGTTGCTTTAGCAAAGCTACTACCCGTTAACAGTCCCATGATCTGCGTGTTGTCCGTGTTATCAACCAATTGTTGTAATTGCGTTTTGACTTCACTGACAATATCAACTTCGGCGTCTTCCACTACTTCGTTAGATAAGGCAATTTTACCCGCCCGGGTCTTCACATCAAACGGCACTTCCGTAAACATGTTTGCGTCAACGTCGGCAATGTCCGCTAGTTCGTTCTTAGTAGCCAGCACCGCAGATTGTTGACTAGTGGCAATTGGATAAGTCCCGGAACCGCTAGAAACTTGCTTAACCGTTGCATATTGGGCAAGGTTGTACTTAGATTGCTTTAATTGGAAAACAGGGGTAATCAGTTCCTTAGGAATAACGGCACTGGCACCGTCCGTCTTTAAACCGTCCCGAGTTTCCCCGTGCGTCCGGACATATTGTTCAAAAGCGGGAATACCGGTCTTGTTTTCATTGCTATTGTCATTGTTATTGGGATCAATAATTGTTTGTTTTGCCATGTTGTCAGGCTCCTTTGCTTGATTGATAAATTTTTCGTAACTACGACTTTCAATTTGAATTACTTGCTGAACACTCGACTGTCCATAACTTGGAATAGCCGTAGTCGTTAATTCGTATAAGTTTTTGATATGGTTGACCGTCCGGGTAACTTGACCGCTCGCAGTATCTTGCGTCCAAGTATCATCGCCATTTTCTAAATCAAAAGTGAACGAGCACCCGCCAATCACCCCATTTTTAATATTGTTATACGTATCCATTGCATAACTAACGCTAGGGTCTAGCTCCGCCGTAAACTTTAAACCCGTATCATCAACGCTCGTGGTAAGGGTGCCGTTGTCGGCCCGGGCTAACGGTTGCGCCCAATTATGACTATTCAATAGGACTAATTTTGACAAATCCAAGCCATCAAGGGCGGCGGGATCAATCATTTCAACAAATTCGGTGCCATCATTCGTACTCATTTTCAATGAGGGGCTATTGAACACCACGGCATAACCAGAAATAACTGGCTTGCCGTCAACTTGTTGGGCTTGCGTGGCTGGTTCACCTGAATTGGACTGATCCTGATTTTCGGGTTCGGTTGGGACGGCGTCGCGTTTTTCTGCTTTCAGTTCAGCCGCCAAGGTAAATCGTTGCTTATTCTTCACTCGTATTCACTCCATTCTTTTGTAAGTTTAGGAAAATATTGCCATCGTCAGTTGGTGGTAAGCCAATCTTAGCCCGCGCTTCATTGCGGCTCATAATACCGCCCGTATAGCCGGCCACGGCTTGGGCTTGCTGGGTTTGCGGGTCAAGGCTCAATAGCTTGTCCGTATTAAACGTGAAGTCATGACCAAGCTTAAATGATAGCTCGCTGGTAAAGCTATCAAAGTAATGTTGCAACGTGCCTTGCAGATACTGCACGCCACTTTGCTCTTGGTTAGAATGATCGTTCTCAACCCCTAAGCGCTCCGGTGGTAAGCCAAAGGCCTTAGCAATTTGTCGGGTCGTCCAGTCATTCGAATTGACCAGCTTTAATACATCGGTATTTAAGGATAAGTTGCTAATGTCCATCGTATCGTCAGTCACAATCGTGTTGATCGCGTTGTCACCCGTATTGGCTTCATCAAACTGGTTGCGAATATTGCCCTTAGCTTCCGGCCCTAAATCAGATTGATGGACTTTAATAATCGTGGTGCCGTGCACACCAGCAGTAAAAAAGCCGGTTAGCAATTTATTGCCGGCCGACTGAATCTGGCGTTCATCTTTCAAGGCATATAACGGACTAATTCCCGATACGCCGTCTTTGGTGAAATATTTAAAATGTAAAATGTTATTAGGCGCGATCTGACGACTGTTACCACCAATCGGGGTATAGGTGTAGGTTAACGCCCCACTGACGTCATCTTGTTCAACTGTCAATTGGTTATTGGCAATCAATTTCAACGTATGATTAGGCAAAATCTCCGCAAAACTATTGCCATTGAGTAACAGGTTGGCCGCCAACGCATATTTGAAATGGTAGCCGTCCATTTGGCTATTGGGGGTCTGATTAATCATCGTGTTAAAAATGGCCGTATCGCAAACAATCGGATTGCTGGCAATATCGCTCGCAATAATGTTAATTGCCGCGTAAATGTCACTATTACGCAACACCGCCGCACTCACAAACGTATACGGGTCATTATTGCTTGATAAACTAACCAAGGCGTCAGCTACCGGATCATGCGTGCCGCTGGTGGTACTGCTTTTAACGAAGAAACTCATTTAATCACCTCTTTGCTTTTCATAATTAATTAGCAAGGCCAACAGAATCATGGCTATGCCAGCCAATATTAACCCCGCTTGCCAACTGATCCAGCAGCCAAAACCAATCACTAAGCAGATTAAGCCAATCACCAACAAGATCGTTTGTACATAATCAGAACAAATCTGCCGCAGTCGCTGTTTTGTAGTAATCTTCTGCATGTTGTTGATCCTCACTTTCTTGGTAATAGTCCATACCCGCTACAAACGCGTTAATCAACGCCGCAATCGGGTCAATCCGGTTACTATTGCGGGCTTTATCTAGTTGCCAACCATTGTTTAGCACTTTCAAGATGGCGTTATTGACCGCATAAGCGAGAATCTTGTTACCGTTATGTTTAATCTTGTCATCGTAAAGCTGATCACGAAAATTGCGGGTTGGAATATTCAAAGTCTTGGTACCTTGTCGCACTTCAAACAGTGGGTAGCTTAATTTCTCGAATTTTGTAATTAACGTTTGCGCGTTATACGGGTCATACGCGACGGCTTTCACTTTCCAGTTGTATTTTCCGACTAGTTTTTGTACAAAATCAAATAGATCATCATAGTCGATAATGCCGCTATCTAATCGGGTAATGCTACACTCACCCGCCCGTTCCATTGACCGGTAATCAATCCCATCACGTTTAATCTTAGAATCCAGGCCGTACTTAGTGCCCACAAACGAATGACTATCACAATAAAACTGACCGTTGCCAATTGGTATCAACCAACTAACCGCGGTCAAGTCATTACTTTTGGATAAATCAATGCCAATATAGGCGTCACGATTATGTAAGTCGGGCACCTTTGCCAATTTACCAGCGGCCCAATCGTCGGCTGAAATATAGCTGTTCTCACTGGCTTGCAACCACATATTGAAATTCTTAACCAGTACCGGGATTAGGTTGTTTTGCTTGATAGCAAGGTCAACATCGGCCTGAATCTTTTCCGTCATGCGTTGTTTAACGTGTGGTTCACTGAATAACGGGTTGGCCTTAATCCAGTTGGCTTGATCGTAAACTTCTTCGCGGTCGTCCAGTTCCCAAATTGCCACAAAGTAGCGATCAGCTTCGGTTTTGCCCTTTAAAACGTCCGTCAGCATGTCATACTCGGCGTGCATTGGGACGTTGAGGTTAAGGCCCGAGGTGGAAATCACCGCCAATAGGGAATTATCCTCTTGCGCCTGACCAGACTTTAAAACGTTGTACACCTTGCGGTCTTTAGCTTCGTGCCATTCATCTAAAATAACGGTAGTCCCGGCATAACCATCAAGCGTACTGGTATCACTGGCAAGGGCCAAGGCTTGCGAATCAGTTTCTAAGTCAGTAATGGCTTGTTTCTGTACCTTAATCCGTTGCCGCATGTACTTCGATTGCTTACGGACTTGTCGTAGCCCACTTGATAGCATGTCGTAGCCTAATTTAGCTTGTTTAAGGGCGTTGCTGACGAATAATACCTGTCGGTTACGGGCGGGCTGACGTTCTCTTAAAAGACCATTAGCGGCCATACCAGAAGCCAGATAGGTTTTACCGTTCTTTCGTGCCATACTAATGAACGCTCGATCGTAGCGCCTATTACCGGTTGCTTTTTCACGCCAGCCATATAACTCACTGATAATCCATTTTTGAAAGGGTTGCATGGTGAGTTTGCTACCGTCAGTCTTCGGCATTAATTCGATAAATTTAACCGCTTGTGCCGCTTTGTCTTCATCATAGTAGAACGGGAAGCTAGTTTCCTTAGAACGGCTTAAATCGCGTTTAAATCGCTCACACGCCCATTTAATCTTTTGACCAGCCAACACTTGGCCCGATAAAACTTGGTCAACATATTCAATCATGACAACATCGCCTCGAAAGTATCTTCGGGTGTCTTATCTTTCTGCTTGTTTAATTCCATGCGGGCCCGGCTCGATAGCGACATGCCTAAATCATTGGCTAAGGCTTTTAAATCTTTCATCGCTTGTGATTGCAAGGCCACGTACGGGTTGGGCTTACGGGCGCCAGTCTCTTGATTAGTTTGTACCAGTCCGTTCTTACGAATATCATTCTCACAAGTCTGTACGGTGGCATAAGCGCGGCAATAACTGGCTAACATGGCCCGGTCAAGTTCACTAATTGGGGTATTGGCCTTTAAATAAGGCGCTACCCGTTGCCATTCAGTTAAGGCCCGATCGTGTAACCAATCTGGCGGGGTTAAATCAAGCACCGGATAATCAAATAACGCTTTTTCAGCGTCTTTACGTTGATCACGCTCATCATTGGTTAAATGCTTCTTCATACTAGCTAATGCTTTTACTTTTTGGCTCATTCGGAGCACTCCTTTCGTTTAAATTTACGTACCAAAAAGCCCCCACGGGTTAGACCCATAGCGGCTGATTGATACATATATCCAGAACTCGTTTATTATACTTATATTATCGCACATATTTCTAAAAAGTACAATTAATAACATGTTTATATTTACACGTCACCCCCTGACTGGTTATTTGTTCAAATTTTGCATTATTAGTAGTGATATTTCACAATCCAGCAAAATCAGCAAAAAATCAAAGTTCAAAAGGGACTTTTATAAACACAAAAGTATGCTGTCCGCTCCTTTTTGGTCGACCATAGCCCCCCATATCAACGTTTCTGGGCTGTCATGCCGTTTTGAATTAGTCTCGTGGACGAAAATTGCGCAGCCAAATTGGATTGCTCACTCGGCCGAAAACTTGGCGCAGTCAATTGCCACTTTTGGCAACGTAGACGCAAAATGCGGGTTGGTTAACTCGGTCGAAAATTTCGACTCAGTAGCTCGGCTGAAAGTTCAGCGCAGTATTGCGCAGATCTACTACCTGCGTGATCCTATTCCGCACATTTGCAGAAACGTCTTTTAATATGAACCTTGAGTGGTAGGTATAAAATTGCAACTCACAAATTGTTTTCTCGCTTTCGTATGCTATAATTAATTTTGTGGGAATCAATTGTAGCGCGGTCAGCAATGGCGGCGCTTTTTATATGTTATACTAACAACGGTCATTCGAGTGGTCCTGTGACTGGTCGCCTTAGTAGGCGGCTTTTTGTTTACCTATCTAAGTTAAGCTTAGGTAGCACAAGCAACCTGTCACGTCATCTTAGCGAGTCAGCTAGTGCACCAAGTTAGTGCGTCGGGGTCGTAACTTGCGACCGCAGATACTAAAAAGCGCCGCACCTTTAAGCACGACACTCATTGGTTATTTAGTTTGTTGCTCGCGTTGTTCTCTAGCCAGTCTAGTCTTCCGGTTATGATGTCGGTAACATAATGGTTGTAGGTTACTTTCATCTAAGCGACGTGACCAGTCGTCTTTGATTTCAATAACGTGATCAACCACATCGGCTTTACGAATCACCCCATCTTGGTAACATTGCACGCATACCGGATTGCTTTCAAGGAACCGCCGTGACAGCTTGCGCCATGCTGACGACTTGTAGAATTGTTGATACTTACTCTCGTCAGAATCGTACATGCGTTTGTGATACCGCCACTTGTTAGTCGCCTTGTGGTGCTTCTCACAGTAGCGTGTGTCATAGGCAACCAACGTCCGACAACCCGGGTGCTCACATTGCTTCATTGGCTTAGCCATGACCGTTGACCTTGGTTAGTGTGACCACGTCATAAGCATTCATCTCGCTATCAGAACTAACGCCAGCAACGCGATACGTCACCCCATCTAATATTGCTTCCAAGGTCGTCGTGATCCGATTGTCATGGCGCACTACAATTAGCTGGTTAGTTGTCGCAGTCGTACCAGTAAGGCTAATCGTGTTACTGATGGTCAACGTATACTCCCCACACCAGACAGTGAACAGTGGCACGAATTGTTGCTTGGTTGTGCCGTTTATTGGATTTTCAACTGACTTGACGGTGCCAAACTGTACCCGCTTATTTAGTCGACTTAGATTATAGTTCTTCATCGTCATCACCAGTCCTATAAACCAATGCTTCACAATAGATCATTTTCGAATCGCTCACTTTGATAAAATCAAAGCTAGTGTCTATCAACTCATCGTCAATATCTTGTGCTTTGTCAACTTCCCTAACTCTTGAAAAAAGTTCATCGGTATTATCAGCATGTACCATCTTAATCTTCATTAGTTTAAACTCCTTTTATTCTCTAAAATATTGCTTCTTAACTACATCAACAACATAATGACTTGCCAACAGGTCATAGTAATAGTAGTTATATGTTTCCCTGCTCATAATCATTACTAGTGAAGACTGGCCGGGATAATACCAATCTACTTTGCTATCAAATATCACGCCCACTAAATCAAGCGACAAGACGTGCTCCGCTATTTTGCTATGAACGCTATCGGCCGACCCATAATCATGAGCAATTGCAACAATCCGTGTAGTTCCACTTACCTTTTGCAATTCGGCATGATCTAACCAATCCCCAAGGTAAGGTGGTGTGTCATACTTATTACCCGCATTATATGAACGATCACCTGCTAGTAGTTTTTCAAGACTATGTGGGCGTTCATACACGGCACATTTATCAAACTTAAATACGTCTTCAAATTTTTTGAGGTTTTCTGAACTGCTATATTTTGTGTCTCTCAATAATTGCATTTCTTGCCATTTCATACGTGTTTCCTCCTAGAACTGGAAATGTTTTTTTTAACGTGGTCCACGTGGTCCGGTGGTCCAAACGTTGATATATCAACGCTTTAAAGACTCCTTGACGTGGTCCATATGGTGGTCCAACGTGGTCCACTTGGTAAATTTCTGATTAAACTTCGCGCATATACCCATGTAGACGTTGACCATTCATTCTCATTCGTTGACTTTTCCAACCGTCCATATTGTCCATTAACAACTTGATTCGCTTAGCTTCCGAGTTTGTTCGCCCGGTTAAATAACGATCAACTGTTTTATGGAAGACAACTTCCATAATTTCCCGAGTTGTTGTTTGATTGAGTAGTTTCCGTTCATTACTAACTTGATCTTGTAGCCACTTAGATTGCTGACCGTAGTCACTGACATAGCTTTGTTTTAAGCTGGTACTCATTTTTCCCCAATCTGTGGGAACTTCCATTGCTAAAAACGCTTCGATGGCATCTCGCATAGGGTCGACAGCTTCCGCAGCCATCTGATACGCCTTAGCCTCTTTCACGGTGGCCTGATCCAGATATAGCAGTTCACCATTCCTAAACCAGCACATGGCCTCCGCCAATACTTGAAGCATGTAATTCTCGTCCGGGTGCCATACATCTAGCTTAGCCTTGTTGACCCCACATTTAATTGGATAGAAGCGCCGTTCACCGGTCGCGTCCTTTAAATAGTCGGTTTGGTTAGTCGTGCCAATAAATACGCATTTACGCGGGTGTGGCAACGCATAGCGGCCGTAACTATTCCGATATGTGTCGGATTGTGCACTAATAAAATTTTTAATTCCCTCAACGTCCGTTTTTTTCATGGCGGAAAGCTCGGCAACTTCAATAATCCAACTACCTTGTAACTGTTGATAATCGTCTTTCTGCTTACCCATTCCTTTCAACGAATCATTGAATTTATCCGGGTATAGATTCTTACCAGCCGTACTCTTGCCAAGTCCTTGGCTTCCCTCTAAGATAGGGACAATTTCAAACTTAACTCCGGGAACATAGGCCCGGGCAATAAGACCAGTTAGCCATTTCTTAGTGATGGTGCGGGTGTAATGATTATCTTCGGCACCTAAGTAATCAATGAAATAACGTTCAGCACGTGGCTGGCCGTCCCATTCTACCGCTTCAATACGAGCCTTAACCGGATTGATTGTCTTGCGGCGTGCCTCTGTAACTACCGCGTCGGTAATGTTTTCCTTGCTGAATAACAAGTTGTAATGATCTTCAATATAACTTCTCAATAACGTGTCATCACTATCATTCCAAAAACCTTTTTTGAACAGTGAATAGTCTGCTTGTGGTGTTTTGACAATTTGTTCCGAGAACTCGTCAAAGACAACTAGTCCTTTCAACATTTCGTCATGTTCCATAATTAAACGGATATTGTAAAGAGACTGTGTTTTGATCCCATCGTCCGAATTTTTTTTAAAATCATTCTGCCAATCAGCGTCACGTTGCATTTTGATAACATTATTGGCCGCTTCTCGGGTCTCTACTGGTAAATCCATTGCTTTGCCCATTAATGAACCCCCTTACTCTCTCGTTTTAAAATGGATTGAAAAATCACATTAACTTCCTTGCTTGGTAGTGCCGGATCAACGAACGAATCATTGATCACTGACAGCATGTTATAGACTGTCTTGGGATCAGCACCGACGCCAAACATACGACCGGCAATTTTAGTTAACCAAGCATTGCGATTACCTTGGGTTGTCCCGGTTACCATTTCATCTAACAAGCGACCGGTATACTTCTTTTGGCGTGTGGTATAGGCGTGTTCTGACGACCAGTTCACTTTTTGCCCCGTCAACTTATCGACTAACCATCGAGGAGCAGGCTTAATATCAGCCAAGGTTCGGCCACCTAAGGGTGCATACGGTTTGCCGTTAATCTCACTGGGTGCAATCACCGTGAAGTCACTTAGCAAGTCAATACCGGGCCAAACGTCAATTTTGCGAACCTTAGCACCCGCGTATTTCAAAAAGTAATGGACGCCGCCGTTAGCCGTCCGTTCAATGTAGGTATCGTTCGGCAATGTCAGCCTTTGCTTAAATAGTTGTACCAAGCTAGTCCGACCGTTTTTAGTTGGCTCGTGCATATCAATGTCAACAACTAATAAATCCGATAAATCTAGTCGCAAGCCTAAGTTGTAAGTGGGGTGCTTTTTGAACCATGCAAAGATGGTGTTCTGGTCACTAGTTGCGGCTTGGTAGCCGGCCACCCCTTTAGGTGGCTTCTTCGTATTCTCAATCAGTGGGTAAACCGCATAGCCTTGCTGGGCCAGCTCAATTGCTTTATCAAGCGTTGCGAACTCTTTCATTGTTCATCACCGCCTAATCTTCGGGAAAAATGTCATTGCTAACTTCTAACATCACACTAGCAATATTCAATAGATTACTTTCAAGGTTGCTTGATTGCTGGCTCTTAAAGAAATAGTCACACCAATCACTATCATATTTCGTAACAGTCATTGCCATTGATAAATTATCAATACTTACTTTCAATGATTCCCACGCCGTTGCTAATTTTTCAGATTGTTCCACTAATTCTTTATTTGTCATTTTCCATTCTCCTTATTCGTGTTAAAATAAGGGAAAGCATATTTTGATTAGTTTTCTTCGACCTACTACTCGGCAAAGTAAAGTAGGTCTTTTTTGTATGCTTTCCCATGCGACTGACCTCACATTCCAAAATACCGACGCGGGTTCTTGATTAACTTAACCACCACGTTGCCAACAAACGACACAATCATAAACTTGATTGCCCATAAGATTGTTGTTGCTATCATGAAATCACCTCCTTAAAATTATTCTGCCCCCGCACGGTGCAATTAAATTGTTTTTGAGGCTAAATACTTATCTAGCTCTTTGCGTTCAATGCGTTTTAGTCTACCAATGCTAGTTACCTTTAAACCGTCATTAATCATCTTGTAGACTGTATTCACACTACCAATGTGAAGCTCTTCCATCACTTGCTGATAAGTAAGCCATTGAACTTCTGCTCTATTCAT